TTGATTGAATGTTAGTGCTTCTGATAAATGATGCCAGTGTAATGTTTTTCATAATAATTTCTCAGTTGGTTTATACAAAATTGTATAACATATTATTTTATGCTTCTTTTATGCTGTCAAGAGTTCTTTTTGAGGTTATTTTGAGTTAAGAAACTGTCAATTGTCCATTTACATTCTTTAATTGTAAATTCTTTAATCCAATCTTTATTTTCGACAGGATCAAATATACAGTAACACTCAACATCTTTTGACGTTGGTTTTCTGCTAACTACACTACCATTTTTGTCTAGTTTCCAGTCGGCACAAATTGAATAAACCGGATTAATAGTAAATCCTTTATAATTCATCTCAAAACCCTCCAATAATTGCCAACATTATAAACAATGCCAACATAGCAATATACGCTTGATTATCCGAAAAGCTTTTCATTTTGACATCCTAACTTTAATATACAAAACTGTTTCAATGGCGAGGGTAATTACAAGGGAAGCTATCATTTTATTCTTTCAAAAATTAATAAATACATTCTACAGCATGGCAAGCAAAGAAGTGATTTTATAAGCGTTTTAACGTCTAATTGATTCGCCTGACTATTCTATAAAATCTTGCAACATCATCACAATGTTGCCTTTTCTTCTTTCCTCTTCAGATTCGTAAATCCGATGTGAGAATAGTCTCATGAATTAAAAGAAGCTGTCAACTACTTTATACAAACTAATTCAAAATGAAGTATTAAATAATTCGCTTATATATGTACATTCATGCGCTACTCGCAAATAGCAAATAACGCTTGCAAGCTTCCCTATTTTCATGAGACTATTTGCATCAGCTACAAAACACCGAAGCAATAAGCTACAAGCAAGATGTGCTTACTCAGCTAATACGTCAATCTCACGCTAGAAAACTGTTCAATATTTAAAAATGTATTTCTTGCCAACTATGGCATTATTTTTAAATGTTGTGCGGAATAATCCACCTACGAGTGGATTGTCTCCGGAAATGCCTGTCATATTCATTAATAATATTTCCCTATCAATTCCGACATTTCCATTAATATTCACGTTTGCGCATATGCATATTCAAGTATTTACTTATTTGCGTGTATATGCAAATAGCTAAAGAAGCAAATGCTTATGAACGTATATACGAATATATCTAAGAACGAATATTCTAGCTGAAATGGATGGGCGAAATCTCCTATTACACAACAAACTGCATTTTAATTTTTGCTATACTTATGAAACTGCATTCAAATTTTACATTATTGTTGCAACTGATTCCAAATTATAATTTATATTCTATACAAATCCACATAAAAACATAGACGTATAAGATTTCCTTCTCAGGTTCTTATACGGCTATTTCTATTTGTTCTCAAATTTTAGTTTTAATGCTTCATACTCTAGCCGCTCAGCAGCCTCCTTCTGCGCTGTAATCTTATTAGCAAAAGCTTTTCTACTTTCAAATTGAGCATCTGTTTCAATTACACCTTTAGTAATCTTTAGGGATGTGGACTCATCTTCTTCATTCTCTAACATAGCACCTCCACCATGCCGATCCCTGTAGTGCGTCAATATCTTGATTGCATCATCTATTGTTCCATCACATAAGTAAATTCCACGTTCCGCTGTTCTTCTAACCAATATCTTCTCACTCATATCATTCATCTCCCAATGTTTCATTAATATTACAGCATTCCAGTTCAATGTCCTTCAAAACTGAGTGCATTTAACTGTTGTCGTATTTTGTGGCATATTATCTCTGATAATCCACGTAATAGCCGTTACAGCTTTTGCTAGTGGTTTAATAGCCTCTTCATTTGTCATTCTTGTACTCCTGCAGATTGAATAGTATCTTCTATTTCAAGCTCATACAAGTGTTCCAAGTAATCACTGTATAAATACATTCCATTAGTATCCAACACCTTATAAAATCCTCCACAACCTGTTTTAAGGAGCTGTGACAGGCTGCTAGAACTGTCGTTACAAGATTTGCACACTAACAGGCACAAATCCTTGTGAAGCCTAAATAGGCTCTCATACTCCAATGGCTGAGAGCTTCCTGATGCTATTAGTTCATACATATGTTATTCTCCTTACGTTGCTGAGATTATTTAGTTGGAATTTCTTGAAGCCCTGCACACCAGAAATATTTGTATCAGGACTATCTGAAACTTTCTCAATGGAAATATTTAGATATTCCCTCATGTAAAATATTTACAATACACATTCATCGTAGCTAATCTTAATCTTAGCCTTAGACTCCTGCATAACTCCATTCTTAAACCATTTAATCCACATGTCACCTTCCTCCTCACCAACCCCTTCAAGGGTAAATAATTCCATAGGGTATTTCTTGGAGAATTCCTTCATATCTTCTTCATGTTCGTACCATTTTACATATTCCAAACAATAGTACCCAGAGATATCTTCTTTAGATTCTTTTACAATACTTCTATTGTAAGATAGTTCATACGTTGTGTAATAACTCATATTATTCTCCTATCAATTTTAAATAACAAGGATGTCTTACTAAGCAATACTCCTTATATACAGGATACAACACTTTGACTATGAAAACAAGTTCATCTACACAATTTTTGCTAATTTCTATAATCGTCCCAATGTTTTCAAGTTGACTATGCCCATCCTGATCAGGAATTGAATAAACTTCTACATATCGACCAATTTGAAATTTTATCAAGTCTTGTTTGTCATATTTTAATTTAAATGTCATCTCATTCTCCCTTTAATTTATATTGCTCAAGCTTCCTATTGTACACGTTCTCATACTCTTGTAAAGCCTTTTCACAACTATATTCTTTCAAATGTCTTTTAACACTAGACAATGATATTGAAAACTTTTTAGCTAGGTTTCCCTGAGACATACTCTTTTTGCTAGAAATAAGCTGTCTCATATCCACTGGAGATAGTTTATCTGGAGCACCTAATATTGTCCCTTGAGCCTTTGTACGCTCTAAGCCCATCTTAACACGGTATTTAAGATTAGCAAGCTCCATGGCTGATATGCTGGCTGCTATCGTAAGGATCATGATACCAATTGCACTAGCACAATCAATATTAGGATATTGCAGTATATATAGCTCAATACCTAAATCCTTAATCTCATCAATGAATATCAATAAGTCTTTAGTACTGCGTGTAAGCCTGTCCTGAGCAGAGACAACCACTTTGCTACCTCTTGGAAGAGACTTCATCATCTTGCTAAACTCTACACGCTTCATAGGGGGAACAGTGCCAGAGACACCTATCTCTCGGTATACCTCATCAAGCTTCCATCCTGCACTCTCTGCTGCTATTTGTTGGTTACTAATATCTTGAGAGTCTATAGTGCTTACACGGCTATACAATACAATTTTAGGCTTGGTCATTCTTTTCTCCACATATCTAAACAATGGAGCTATATTAATCATTATTCTTTCTTATGTCAACAACTATCTTATTCTTTATTTCTTATTCATTACATTTATTATTGTGCTACGATGCTCTACACACTCGTATTCATATTGCATGAACCACTCATCTTGTATGTATGCTTATTATTAACGTATCTATGCTTCCGTACTATACCTGCTAGTGTCCTTAACAGTACCTTATTAGTAATACTTTACAGTATCCCTATTAGTATAATATCTTCTTAGGAAAATTGAGAGTAAAAGATGCCCTACCCTTCCGTGTAGGAAGGGCTTGTAAGGGTCTTTACTCTCTGTTATCTTCTTGAGGTTTCAGTAGAGTAGAATGTGTAGCTTAGATGCTCACACTCCTTAGCAAAGCTTTACTGTGTTCTAACAGTTGTCTAGTGTCTCTGCCAGAAGAACGTAACTTTGGATGATACAATGTCTTACGACATTCCATGCTACAATTCTCCCAGATGCTCACTCGTACCTTAAGACGGCCTATGGTGGGTACGTTAGTTTCATATAGCAGCCAATCAGGGCAAATGCACAGCTATACTAAGGAAGCATAATTATTATGCAACCCTCAACACTTTCAGTTGTTTTCAATTGCACAGCTTCTCACAGCTTTCTAGCACAAGTCCATGTACTAATTCAATTGATGGTGATATTGTACACCCTTGTAGGTGATTTGTCAAGCTTTATTTATGAATCCTAGAACTATTTTAATTGAATCACTCTGAGCCTATTTGCAAGCCTATAAACTGGATTAAAAGAGTGGGTTGATAGGAATGTACCAACCACACTCATTTGACAGGTTTTAGCCCCTAAACTCCATGCGTAGATTCCTCTTTAAGCTCTAATAACAACCCTACAAAGGCATAAGCACTCCACTCAGGATTATGTTTAATGAAATAAGAGCTATTTGTGTAGTGATTATCAAATGTTTCTCTTGATACTCCTATGCGTCTTAAGTATTTTGTAATAAGTCCTGCTGTAACTTTGTCGGCATTGTTAGGCATTCTTACACCATACTTACTAGCAAGACCACTCCAATAGTTACTGTCAAGATACTCCAACTTAAGATTGTGAATATTATTAGCTCTGTCTACAGACTTCTTAGCTGATGCTATGTGTGCAAGCCTTAAAGACTCTTTAATTTGCTCTGGTGTTCTGTTTCCAAATTTATTCATTATTTCTCCTCAAGTATTTTAACAGCTTTAATAAAATCCCTCATACGAAACCCCTGATAAGCGTCTGTTTGCACAAAACTATCCATCAATGGCTCCATATCACTATCGTCATCAAGAATGACAAAGTTGTTAAATTCTGCAGAATATTTATTAACCCATTCTAATATTTCTCTACCCCTACCAAATAAGTTACCATCCATACCATTATGACAAGGAGTTTTCCAGCGATCATCAGTGTACATGTAAGTGCCTAATGAGGGGCAAGAAGCTCCCAGAATACCTTGTATAGCGCAGCAATTGTAAAGCTTCCTCCAAGAGCTGCTAATTACAATTCGACAGTTGTAGTCTTCACACAAACGTTTTACAAGGCCAAGAGACACTGGGTCAAGATAGTTATAACCACACTTCTCACCCTCAGATATGCAAGTCTCAGGATTACAAATAACTCCATCAAAGTCTAGGAAAATTATATTTGGTTTATTCATTATTCTCCCTTTTCAAATAGTTTAAAATCTAGTGTCATTGTCTTATCACGCCTACTAATAGAATAACTATCATCTCTAATACTAATATTAGTCAAGAACACGTGGTGAGATTCTAAAGTTTTATTAAGCATCACTCTAACAGCCTCTTGCATTTTAACTTCGTCTTTAATCATACAACTCCTTTATAATTTAAAATCCATGACATACCTACTGATAATAGTACATCCTCTGCTGCATTTGCAAGACGTTTTAGTTGCTTAACTTCATACCCGTAAGGAGTTTCATTATTCTTGGCAGAATAATAGCTCCAACAGTAAGTATCAAATCTTGAATAACACTCAAGCCTTGTTATAGCTTCCTTCTCTGTTAATGTCCGTCCAAATAACCAGAATTTCTTACATTTCATTTCTCGTAGAATAATACGTCTCAATTTATCCTTATTTTCTATTGTACATTTCTCAATGTACTTCTCAATACATTGCAGGATAATTTCAGAACTAATTAGTGCACTACTCATAATTTCTCCTTATTAATTAACATTAAAATGATTAGACACAGCTTCTTGCACATAACTTTTAACATCATCCTTAAGAGCTTCAACAGTAGCAAATGGAATAGTTTCTTTAACCACTTCAGCTATCAGATCCTTATTATCTACGATAGCTTTTCGGTAAATATCGTAGGCATGGTTGGTTTCCTTGCTCCAAGCATCAGGTTTATTAAAGATGTTATACATTGATAAGCTACTAATTAAATCTGTAACTTTATCTGTTAGCACCTCATCTAAGCGACTATTAAATTGCTTATCCACAAGCTTATAAACAATGTCATAAGCCACATTAGAAACAAGACGTTTAAAATTATCTTCATTCTCAAAGAATTTCTCACAGCATTTACTGAACTCGTATTTAGCAATATCTTTAAATTCATCTTCATCTACAAACTGAAAAACATCAATTTTTAATTCGCTCATAATTTCTTCTCCTTATTCAAATAAAACAATCTACTCTCAGCAATATCAAGCTGGAAGCTCGTATTAGCTAAAGCCTTCTTAGCTACTTGCAACACCTCGTACATAGCTATCAAATCCTCATCCTCTTTATCAGGCATGTCAGAGAGTTTAACACGTTCTAACGCTTCGTGGTAGGCTTTATATGAAGCTTTGATGTTATCATCTGACATGGGAGTATTATCAGACATTGATTTATCAGACATTTGGAAGCTCCTGCCATTGATAGGCTTCCATAATTTTCACTATCATTGAAAAAGCTAGAGAAGAATCTTTTGTGAAATACAAATCGTTCATAGAAGCATGCAGAGAAGTATTAGCAGATAACTTACTAAAATATGTGTTAAAGAAATGCTGCCCAACTCGAAGTTCTGGTGGGACAGATGAAAGGAAATCTTTAAGGGTTGTCATATCAGTCCTTCCAATAATTATCATAAGCCTCTTTAGAGGACATATCTACTTCTGTGCTGGCTCCTAAGTGGGTAACACCTTCTGGTACAAGGCAGTGGCTATACGTACCATCAATGTGCTCAAAGAACACTATTTCACCATCTTCTAATTTAACGTAAGAGCATCGTGGTACATTATAAAGTTTCATATTATTTACCTCCTTTAGATTTACCTACTAATTGTTCGTCAAGCTTACTATCAATTACTTTAAATAGTTTGTCCATTGTGGTAGACACTTTTGGATTACTTGCAACATCTTTACCAACTTCCGCAGCAGCCATAAGATAGACTGTATTCTTGTCTGGGATTAGCGCTGCCAATAAACCTATAACACCTGCAATTACTACTAATTTTTTGATATGAGGAATGACTTCCTCTTTAATAATGCAGCCAAACAAAATCACAGCAAAACCTATTGTCATAAGAAGCCACAGAAAATTAGATATATTGCTTGAAATTCCTGCCAAATATAACATTATTGTAACGTTCATATTATTTCTCCTCTTTATCAAGAATATATTGTTTGATAGCTGCATTAGCTACTGCTAATAAATCTGCATTGCACTTTTCTGGCATACTACTAAAAATAACTGCAAGCTCTTTGCCCGACAAACTCGTCTCAGGAAACACTCGCTCATGAACAACTTCATCTGCAAAGCGATATCGATTCTTATCTGACCAAGTTGGATTTTTAGTTTCTATCCAAGTGTGATCTTGCATATATTCAACAACCCTATAAGGGTTAGCAGCCCATGCGACAATCATGTCGTGATGAGGGTGTTGTTTAGGTGCAGCAATTAATAAATACTCCACAAAATACCAATAATCTGTTTTATCTTCGTTATATACGGAATAGCTTTCATCAATAAAATTTCTAACTTCATAAGATTTACCAAGATTAAGAGGACTCCCACTACTATGAAGAATCTGCACCATATCACCAGCTTTAAATTTCTGTGTCATTTGTTTCTCCTTATTTGTTAATGTGAGCTAATTATATCTAACTTTTCAATATCTGTCAACTTATTCTTAGGCTCTGAAAACATTCTCATAATTTCTTTCTCGCCCGATGGCAGAGGCTTTATCTTTAAATTGTATTCCAGAAACACCACCCTGCAACCCTCATCATCTTTCATATCCACTCTGTATGTACCTTTCAGGCTCATTCCTTTTAGTGTCCCATGTGTAGCCTCTTTGCCTTCTTGACCAACTTCTACTATAGACACTTCACAGCCGTTGTAATGTGTGTCGTAACGTAAGCTGTGAACAATACAAATATCTCCCACTTTAAACTTTGCCATATAGCACCTCATTAAATAATTTCAAGTTCTTTTCTAGGGCTGCCTGAGCAAGTTTAGTTTCAGACTCTTCTCTTTCAGCTATTTTTGCAAGAGTTATTTTCTTAATGAGTTTGTTGAAATCTCTACTAATAACAAAGTTCTCCCATAATGTTAGCTTAATCTTGCCAATATTCTCATCACTGTCATCACGGATACTCGCACTACTGCGAACATACAATTCAGAGTTGTGCACACTAAACCCGTAAGTTTTTAACCATATTGTGTTCTTATCTAAATTTATCATTGCTTCATTACACAATATAGAGCTTTCAGTTTGTTGCACAATATCCTGCCATATTTGTTCTGTAGATTTAGTCATGTAGATTTCTCCTTAAAGTTGATATGTAACGATAATATAGATTATTAATACTTATGTCAATACAGTTGTGCAAATAATTTAAATTCTATTTAACTAAAGTTCTTGACAAGCTTATTTATTGTGTTTATTATGAAGCCTTGTTGGATTAATTAGGAGATGAAATGAACATCGTAAACAAACGAATTTTAGCAGGGATAGTTTCAGCAGTATTAGGATTAAGCCTAGTATGGGTTGCTGGATTTAATTTTAATGAACGTGGAGCTGGTGCATTTGCTGTAGCAGTATTTATATTATGGCTTGTAGGTCTTACATTGTTATTTCCATTTATAGAGGAATAACATGAAAAACAACAGAGAAAACCCAGAAGAAATTAATTACAAGATTGGCTTGACACTACTGACAATTCTTGTTATATTACTGTCTTACGTTGCTTTTACTAATTAACAGGAGAATAAATTATGAGTGGATTTAAAATTGGCGATAAAGTTGTCTGTGTAGACGGATCTAGTCTCAAAGAGATACAAGCAGGGAATACTTATACAATTAAATATGTCAATGGCAGTATCATTAACGGTGTTGTAGGACTGGAAGAAAACCCCTACACTTGGTATGCTTCAAGATTCATATTAGCAAAGAAACCTAATGGGGTTAATGATACTGGAACACCTATCCACTTTGCTTTAGAGGATTTGCAAGACTGGATGAAGATTGTCATGAAAGATGGTAGATCAGGTATTGTTCGCACAGGTAATAATTTGTACGGGACTTGCATCCTTTATACTGACGGTGGTGGATTTGATAAAATTTATGATATTGAGAGTGTGTCTGAAGTTTATATCTACAACCAATCTTGGGGACTTTTGATGCACAATTATCCAATTAATAACAATCTATTATGGAAACAACAAACAATTGTTCCTATCAAAACTCCACAACAAATTGCGATAGAAGAATTGGAAGCGAGTATTAGAGCTTCTCAAGATAAATTGACAGCACTGAAAGGTACGTTATGATTATCAACATCAATAATAGAGTGTCATTTACTTTAACAAAGCGAGGTGCTGACATACTTAATGAATACGAAGCACTAAAGCTGCGAACAGTCCTACATACAGAAGGTGAACTTTACAAAGAGCAACTTTGGCATATAATGGAAATATTTGGAGGAGATGTGTCACTCGGAATGGAAAGCCCATTTGAAAATTGTGAAATAACTGTGGGAGAATCCTAATGAATCTGATATTCCTGAGCATGTGGAAATACTTGTTGACAAACCCTGCAGAAGCTTATAAACTCTTCTTTAATTCCTCTGAGAAGAAACAGGAGGAGCTGCAAGAATCTCAGAAGGCTGAAATGGAATATTTAAAGGAGACAATGTGAGTATAGTTATCAAGGAATACACAGAAGAAGAGTTGCAAGAAGCTAATAAAGAGAAGCTTGCAAAGGCTATTGAATATCTTGGCAATAAGTGGTTGTTGCACAAGGATAATAGTGTTGGTAAGAAGAACTTGGGAGAGAAGAAATGATTCCACCTAATGAATTTTTCAGTACGCCTTACATGCAGAAAAAACGTCACACGTTTGCACGCACTTATGTAAAGGTGCAGACAACATCTGAATTAGATTCAAGCATTGTCGAAGGTTTTGTCAAAGCAATAGGCGAAGCTACAAAACGAAATTTGTTAAATGTCATAAAAACTAAAATGTCGACTGCTGACAAAGATCTACAAAAATTGTTTGAAATAGCGTTAGCTAAATATAACGGGGTGAAGAAATGAGACCAGAACACACAAAACCGTTCAACGCAGAGCACGCCAAAGCTGGTGCGCCTTATTGTCAGCGTAATGGCTTGGCAGCATTAATTGGAATTTGGAACGGTAGAAATCCAATAGTCCCTCTAATTGGTGAGCGCGAAAATTCCAAGGGACAATTTTCAGCAACAACTTGGACTGCTAATGGTGGAAATCCGAATCCGAATGGAACCGAGTCTAATGATCTAGTAATGCTTCCCCTAGGCTACTGCGAAGGCAAGCCTGTGTTTGTTGGGGATGAGCTTGTCAACAGTGTAGGTGTGCTAAACACTGTATCCGCTCGGGAGAGGTATTTTGAACCCTCTTTATGGCCTCGCACAGCACCAGTGATGCCGAAAAGCTCTTACGTAAATGAAGGCGAATGGACGACTTACGATAAAATTTTTGCTCACCATTTAAAGACTCAACGCAAAGAAATCGAAGCCTACTGGAAAGCACTTGATGAATTTAACGGAGAGAAGAAATGAGCAACGATAAAATGCGCAGTGAGTTTGATAAAAATTACACAATCCCACCAACTAGAGACGGTGATCTTTACCTCTCTGTACCTGTAACTGTGGATTTTAAACTGTTTCAAAAGGGCTGGCAAGCAGCACTAAGCAGCCAAGCAAGTCAAGAAGACACACTACATGGAATGCTTGAGGCAAACTATGAGGGCTGCCTCGATTCAAACCAAGAACAGCACAAAATAATTAAAGAGCTGAAGCTACGTGTGGCTGAGTTGGAAGTCGATCTAAGTGAGCTAACTCTTGATCTAGGGATGGAGAAGAAATTTGGAACGAGGGTACTTGCGGAGCGCAACAGATTGCAGAGTGAGTGCAACAGACTAAAAGAGCAAGAAAAGAATTTTCAAAAGTCTATCATCGGAAATAGGAGATTTGTATCATGAAAACAGTTACATACGACAAGACACACAAGATTGTAGAGATAAAACTACTAGAAGATACATTGCAAGTACTAAAAGAGTTGTGGTACGAGAGTTTTGAAGGTAATTATTGTCAAGGTGATGACGACACAATAGATGCTTTGCTTAATTTGCTACACCCACCAGAAGAGGAAGAAGCTGACATGACATGCCCAACTTGTAATGGATGTGGAGAAGGGGCTTATGAAGGCTCTGATTGTTTTAATTGTGGTGGAAAAGGAGAAGTTTATGGGAGTTGATTACAGAAATGTTATTATTTACGGCAAGGAATTCGACAGCTTTATCTGTGCAATGGATGACTTGCTGTACAATAAAATTATCACAGATGAAGAGTATGAAGATCACTGTGAAAACGGGGAATACTACAAAGAGAACAGCCTTATTGAATGGGAAGTTTATTCATGTTACACCGGAGGTGTAGGTATTCTAGGCTTAGAAGTAAGTGCAAAGAATCTCTATACACAACCTGAAGCTTGCCAGAAGAATTTTAAAGAGGTTGATAAATTATTAGGTGATGGTTGTGAAGTACATGAATTTGTTCAAGTTTGCTAATAAAATACTGCTAGTTGTACTGGTACTCCCACTTCTCTGTAATGCTTCAACAATTAAGAAGCCTACAGAGAAGGATTGTTTGCACTGGGCTGCATGGAAGGAGTCGAGGGGAGAGCCTGTACAGGTTATTGCAGAAGTTATCCATGTTATCAAAAGGCGTGTGAAGAATTCTGGCACAACAATTTGCAAAGTGCTTAAAGAGAAAGGACAGTTCCCATATTTCAGACATGGAGTTAAGGCTGTCACAGATAAAGAGTTCTTGCATAAGTATAGAAAGGCTGCTATACTAAAATCTAAGTTGAGTGCTGAGTACCTCTATTTTAATCACAAGAAACATAAGTGGGGTAAGAATACTAGGAAAATTGGCAGACTTTATTTTCAAACAAATTAGGAGGAATTATGAATAAAATGAAATATGTAGTAGTGACATCCGAAGATTGTGGAGAACAACTCTTTATCTTTCCATTAGATGTGGATCATGACTCATTTGCAGAAATATTGAGCTATATCAAAACCGGAGGGAGAAATTGGACACGTGCTTTTAGAAAACCTATTTCAGCTGGATTTACTGATGGTGTACACTGCTTTGGTTATAGTGAAACATTGTCATTAGGCTCTCGTGAATGTGATACAGATTTACTGTATAAATAGGAGAAATTATGACATTAGAAGAACTAAAATATTTGGTGAGTGAATCTTATAATAAACATCAGTGGTTTATAGGTATTGATGATTTACCTAAGCAAATTTCTGAAGTTGAAAATGAGGGTTGGACTGACGAGGGAAAGTATTCTTACCGTTCAGACTATTATAAAGATAATGAAGGTAATCATTTCAGAATTGATAACTCACGTTCTGGGAGATATCACTCAGATTACTACTATCACGAACCTTATGTGTTTCAAGTTGAGCCTAAAGTAGAAACAATTACTAGGGTTGTTTGGAAGGAGATTAAATGATTAAGCTTAATATTTATAACACGAATTTAGGTATATTCCTGCATCATTCTGGACTAAGTTTTAATTTAGAAAATTCTGTGAATGTAAAAATTAATGGTGTGTTTGCAAAAGATATTATTAAGTCGAGCAGACAGGGATTTTATTTCTTAGAGGGTGTACCAACAATCAGTAAATATGAAACTCTTAAAAAAGGTTCAAAGATTTGCACAGGATACACACTTAAAATATCCTCTATAGCTAATGACGAGATTCCTTTGAACCTCTCACCAGAAGATGTTGAGAGCTATTATGATGATGACAGTGAAGAAATTGTATGGAAACATCACAATGACTTGCAAGGTTTGTATAAGCCTGTCCATGTTGATGCAGAGGATGAGTGGGTTAATCAAGAGTTCGAGGTTACTGTACTGAGAAGTATTATCATTGAAAATTACGAAGAGCCTATTAAAACAACTGTAACTAAGGCTACTAATGTTGTCCAGAAGGTTCCTTACGGCTCTAGTAATATCTTAGCTGATATTGTACAATATGAAGAACTTGAGAAGCTTCTTACTCCTGAGTTTTTATTACACGAGCGCCCATGTGCTCTATCATCTTCTCAAGTATTCCAGATTATTAGGCAATATGTGAAAGAGAATATTAACCCCAAGACAGCACGTATCACTTCTGATTATGATTTCTGTTTCACTGTTAAGAAAGTTGTTAAAGTTAAGCCTTACACAACCAAGTCAGAGGTCAAGAAACAAAATGGCAGGAGTTATTCAACACCAAAATATAAGACCATTCAAACAAAAGAAAGGTTGGAAGAAATATTTGAAATCGCTCCAAAGGTATATAATAGTTATTCTGTAGCTCCACAGTGGAATGCCGAGAGTTTAAAAGATATGGCAGAGCAAGTTAGAATCTATTTAGAAGAATTGATGAGTGTTATTAATGCTGAGACAGAAGAGTGTCCACATTGTAATGGCTGTGGTATTATTAAGGAGAATGTATGAACAAAGAACCAGTAACAGATATGTTTGGAAACACTCTCAACATTGGAGATTATTTCGCTTATGCAGAGCTTCAAAACAAGACTAGGGCTGTGGTAAATATTTATCAAGTGATTGCAACATCTCCAGATAGATTTAATGCTAGGATTGTTCGGATGAGTGGTTACGAATCAATGAAAGGTAGTAAGTTTGTACAGTGTGCTAGTGAGAAGGCTATTTTATTGAAGGATTTTAAGGGGAATGTATGAAAGTTAAAGAGTTAATAGTAGCTTTACAAAGTATGCCGCAAGAATTAGAAGTATATGGTATCTGTGATCATGGACAGGCTCCTGAGAAGGCATGTATTCCCAGTATTATTTACACTGATACAGACAGCTATACCATACAAGACTACTGCCTTGAGAGTGAAAATGAATATGGGTACAAGTTTAAAGCTGTATTACTTTAGGAGAATGTATGACAATTAGTGCTAAAATTTTATGTGATAGTGTGAATGCACAGGGGAATCGTTTAACTACGTTTGAGGCTGATTCGGTATGAAATGGGAAAGTCATTTCTACTACGCTCCAGAGATTCCAAACGGCCTAAGGTGGGTAAGAGCGGCATCAAATAATAGACTTAAGGCAGGAGATCCCGCTGGTAGTAAGAAATTCGACAAAGGAAAATATTACTACCAACTAAAGTTAGGGTATAATAACTGTCAAAATCATAGAATAGTTTGGGAAATGTTCAATGGAGAAATTCCTGAAGGTTTTGTAGTAGATCATATTGACGGAAATCCAAGCAATAACACAATAGAAAATCTGAGAGTTTGCACAAACCAAGAGAATGCCTATAACTCTAAGAAGTCAAAATTAAATAAGTCAGGAATTTCTGGAATAAGTATTAAAGATAATGGGACAGGTACACTTTACGTTACTGCACAATGGAATTATAGTGGTAAACGATGTTGCAAAAACTTCTCAATAGCTAAGTATGGGTATGACATAGCTTTTGAACTGGCTGTTGCTGCCAGAAATGCTGCACTTAAAACAATTCAAGAAACTGGTATAAACATTCACGAAGGGCACGGAAAACGATGACATTTAAAGCAAAACTAATAGCAACAACCCAACCTACTGATGAAATGAAAGCTTTAGGTGTTTCAGACTTGAAAGATTTGATAACTATGTGTGCAAGAGTTTCAAATCCTTCTAACCAAATGAATATGGATACAGCAGATAAACTTATTGCATATCTTATGAAGTATAAACATTTCAGTCCTTTTGAAATGGCTAATTGTGTTGTGGAAGTAAACTGTCCGCGAGACATTGCACGTCAACTTCTACGTCATCGCAGTTTTTGTTTTCAAGAATTTTCACAGCGATATGCTGATGTAACACAACTAGAGGACGCTTTCTGTATCCGAGAGCTGCGAATGCAAGACACTAAAAATCGGCAAAATAGTATTGTAACAGGTGATGAAACCTTACAACGTGTCTGGAATGATATTCAAAATGAGGTGCTTGATCTCGTAAAAGAGCGCTATAATACTGCTATTAGTTTTGGTATTGCAAAAGAAGTAGCTCGTGTTATTCTACCAGAAGGTCTTACAATGTCTCGCCTATACGTCAATGGCACAATCCGTAGTTGGATTCATTATTTAGAAGTTCGTATGGAGGAAGGTGTTACGCAGGCAGAACACGTACAACTTGCTACATTAATAGCAGAGCAGATTAATACTGTTTTTAAAGTTACTAAGTAAATAAGAACTAAAATGACTATATTTGAAACACAAGAAGCTCTACCACTCTCTAGTAATCAGAAAGATGTCTTAATCAAAATATTTGTAGAAGGACTCTCTCAAAGAGATACTTCATTACTACTTGGTATCACACCTCAACGTGTCGGTCAGCTTAAACATGAGGGTGTACTACGTATGATGAAGCTACTAAAAATACAAAGAAACACTTGACAAATTCCCTCACAAGGCATATTATTTGTTCTGTGAGGGAATTGCTGCATTTGCAGAGGATGTTTTAAGGAGAGCTTTACTTGTACTCCGATGAATATATCTTAGAAGATATTGAAAGTGGTTATTTAATATACACATAAGGAGAGATTATGAGTGGTTATTGGAAAGCAGATAAACAAGGAGAAAATGGAATGAATAAAGAAGTATTTGTGCCAAAGGAAACACTGAAGGATGTTGAGGGGTATCCCTTTAAAGACTTGCCAGAGCGAGGGCTTAGGAAAGAAACACTACAGCGTTTTGGTGTCAAAGTAGGACTATCTGAAGAAGATGGTACAACTGTCGTTGCTGTGTATTTTCCATCGTACAATCAGAAGGGTAAAATCACAGGGTACAAAAAACAAGATTTAACAAAAGATAAGAGTGAGAAGTATCACTGGTCTACCATTGGCAGCGTTTCTATCCAGAATAAATTATTTGGTCAAGAGGTTGCTGAAAGTATTCAAAGAAAACATACATTTCTACACGTAACAGAGGGGGAATATGACGCATTAAGTTGCTTCCAAGCTTTAAAAGATCAAGTGAAAGGTACAAAGTTTGAAGGGCTTGAACCATCTATCACCAGCATCCCTCTTGGCACAGCCAATGCAGTAGAAGCTATGCTACATAATCAGGAATTTGTTCTGAGCTACTCTTCATTGTGTATGTTCTTTGATGATGATTATTGCACACCAGCAGAGAAGTTAAAAGGTGTGATGAAGGGGCATGAAGCTCGTGAGGCTGTTGCCAATGCTTTTGTTGGTGCAAACATAGATTTGTTTACGGTGTCTACTACAGGTGACTATAAAGACGCCTCTGATCTCCTTCAGGACGGTAAGAGTGATGAACTTGCAAAACTTGTGCAGTTTGGTAAACGTCAATTTAGTGCTGAAAAAATTGCCAATGCAGCCAGTATAAGTTTTGATGAAATCATTGCAAAACCGCCAGAAGGCGTCTATATCAAAAGTTTTCCAATGTTGATGGAGAAGATTCATGGTTTTAGGTGTTCAGAACTGACACTACTTACCAGTGGGAGTGGTGTCGGAAAAAGCACTATCACTTCAATTTTTGCAGCTGATTTTATTGATGCTGGTAAGAAGGTTGGTCTTATTTTTCTTGAGGAAACAAAAGTACAGACATTGCAGCGTATGGTTGCACATAAACTGAAAGTTAATTTCAATAAGTTTAAGGAAAATCCGCTCTCTGTCGCTTCTAAAGAGAGTATCAGAGAGGCTTATGACAGTATTGTAGATAACGATATGGCTGTCTTTCTTGACCATTTTGGTAATCTACCTGTATCAGAGTTGATGAGCAAAGTAAAACACATGCATCTAGTTTCTAAATGTGATTTTATTATTATTGATCATCTTACTTTGTGTGCGTCAGGTGGAGGGGGTGAGTTAGATGAAAGACGAGTATTAGATCAAGTAATGACAGAGCTGGCAGCGTTTTGTGCATCAAACAAAGTAGGTATAATTGCCATCAGTCATATCAATCGTGGAGGTTTTGCAGATAACAAACCTCCAAAGGATGCTGATGAGAATCCTTACTGGGTTAAAGTGGACAAATCTCACATGCGAGGGTCATCAGCTTTGGAACAGTTGAGTTGGACTATTTTAGGAGTAGAAAACCAGATCATGCCAGACCGAAGCCGTGGCAATGTACGCCTCACTGTTTTGAAGAACAGAACATTCGGATCTTTGGGGGTTGCAGACGAGTTTAGTCTTAATCAAGATACATGGGAAGTTGAATTAGCTAACCAAGACCCTTGTGAATTCTAAATAACCAGACAAACTCTTAGTAAACCCTTGACATAGCTATTGTGAGCAATTACAATAGCTTCATTCAATCAACAAGGAGAACATAATGACAGGATTTGTTGCAAATAGATTTGTCAAGCTACTTAAAAACAAAGGCTTCAGGGTGGTAAGGGAAAACCATACACGATACTCGGGCATTTGGATTGTAAGGGGTTTTGGTATTTACGGTGTTATTGCACCTCACATGAAGGAATACTATAATGCTGATTTCTTTGTAGATAACGAAGAATATTGGGATAAATTCTCTCATGCAGTTGTTAAGGTGGACATCTCTAAAGTGAATACAGAAGATTTATTTGAGGATATTTCTTACTTGACTTCTGAAGAAGGTAGAGAGTATAATAGAAGTTATGCCTATCTTGATGACAATAGAGCCAGGTTTAAGACAATGATCAATAAGGAGAACTAAATGTCAACACAGATGAAAATTAATGTTCAGAAGAATACAGCAAACAAGATACTAGACAGCCTATTTGTAGTAGATCCTTTCTGCATTGTAGCAGGAGGTGCTCCGAGAGACTGGCACTTAGGGAAAGTTGCAACTGACATTGACATATTTCTTTATATTAAAGAGAATATACAATTAGGAATTGTGAAGAAAATGCTAGAGAAGGTATTGCTCATAAAATTATCAGAAGCTATGGAAGGGCATAATATACCGGATTGGTACAAGATGAACCCAAATCTTCGTTGTGTGTTCAATTTTAAGAGATGTGGTGTGAAAATTCAAATTATGGTTATGAGGGAATCTACTTTTAAAAGTGTACTTCCAAATTTTCCTCTTAGTATTTGCCATGCTTGGTATAAGAACGAAGTTGTACACTTAGAAAAACATTTTATCAGATCCATTACACATAAAGCCATATACAAGACTTCAGTTATTTATAATGATGAGCACCAATATATTCAGAAAATCCTTGCCAAATTTCCAGATTTCACTTATTATGAAAATTCTGTAGCTTTAGCAGAACACATATTAGATAATCAAGGAGAACCAAATGTTAAATAAAATTAAGCAGCTTTTCACACTTTCCTACATACTTACAGTTCATATGAAGTCTGGAAAGAGCATAACTTGCAAGTGTAAAAACTTTACAATTGGTAGGAAAGGAAATGAACTTATGAGTTATAATATTGAGCTTAGTAAAGACTACCCTGACTATATTTGTTTGTCAGAAGTAGAGGCTATTACATCCGTTAAGACGTATTTCTAAATAAGGAGAACATAGTGACAACATATATTAAATTTAACGTTAGTGTAGCACGAGAAAATATTGGTGGTGAATATGAGGATGACAGTTGGAGCAGAGATTCTTACATAGGAAGCTGCTCTATTTTGTCTGCTAAGATTGTCAAAGATGATGGTTATGACACACTTGCAGTTGCTGAGGATTTGAAAGCAGGAGCTATTATCTTCCTAGTATGGGCAGAATACACCACAGGAGATAGCTTTGGAAGTGATGGAGGGAACTATGAACTTCTTCAAGTGTTTACAGACGCTGACTCTGCTGTGGCAAGTAGAATGTTCTACGAGAATGATACACGTAGTTATCACCCTTGGCAGGGATACTTTGAATCTCTTGATGGAATTTTTGTTGAAACTATGATACTAGGTGTATAAATGACAAACGCTAAAAATGAACTACTAGATCACATCAACAAACGAGTAATACTAGCAGCAACCATCTCTGATGGAGATTACGATGGTGGGTACAGAGATTATCCAACGTATTATGCAGAGTTAAAAGTTGGATACACACCAAACCAGTTTGCACAATTCATATTAGCATTAGATTTTGAGTATGATTCTGGGTATGGTTGTCAGGAGTTATACGGTACAATTTGGTACTCTGATGGGACATGGAGCAGCCGTGGAGAGTATGATGGCAGTGAGTGGTGGGATTGGAATATACTACCAGATATTCCAGATAATTTGAAATAAGGAGATTATGATGAAAGATGGATACAGAGTAATATATCCAAGAGGTGATAAGTCTAAACTCGCAGTAGCTTTTGTACTAGACTATGAGGAATCGGAATGGAAACTGGCATCTACGAAAATCTTTGATGAGTGCGCTGATTGTAAGACCTATGCAAAATCACTAGCTTTAAAATATAGTAAGGAGTATGATGGTGGTGAAGATGAGCAGGATTACTTAGAATAGGAGACAGAATGGAACATCTAATATTACACACTATTACAGTATTACTTTTTACCCTTAACATAATAGTAGGAGTAAGCAATTATTTATCAAAGAGCTATGGTTTGGCAGCACTGAGTGCCTTTTCAACAGGTTTATTAATAGGAGGAATGTAATGAATTTTATAATGGCACTACTTTTAGCATTAAATATGTTTATAGCATTCCACTCCCACCAATGTAACCGTCATTTCTATACTGCACTGGCCTGTTTTACAATGGGTTGGATATTGAGAGGATTCCTATGAACATCATTTCAGCGCTACAGAGCCAGATAGCTCGTAATAAAAATGAATTATGTATCCTAAATGATGATATTAAGCTGTGGAGAAGTTTACTCCCAGTGCAGACTAGACACTTCTCGCAAGATCTTTACAAGAAAGTTCTACAACGCGATAGACAATTACTTAAGAAACTTGTAGCTATTCAGAAGGCTTTGAAGAAACAACTTGCTTTGCATATTGAGTTGACAATACACGGTAAACACATTCCTTATAAGCGATATTTAACATGAGTGTCATTGACAGAAGTAAGCTTGACAGAATTAGAAGTTACCTGTTAGTATGTCAGGAGTTTGACACGCCTATTATGGATGATGTAGAGTATCAGTATGAGAAGTTTAGAGATGCGTATGAGATACATAATAGGTTTATTTTGAAGATTATTGAGGAGTGATAAATTGAGTCATAAGTGGATATACGACATCGAGACTTTCCCTAACATATTCACTTTTAGTATTATTCGAGAAGATGGTAAGTTTGCTCAAACATTTGAAGTGAGTTTTCGTAAGAATGAAATCGATCGTATTTTCACTTGTTTGGATTACTTAAATAACGAAGGCGACTATCTTGTAGGCTTTAACAATTTGGGATTTGACTATCCTATTATTCACAAATTGTTAGTTTTAAGAGATTCTAATAAAATTCCAGTAAATGGTTTGACTATTGCTAAAAGAGTTTACAAATTTGCACAAGAACAAATTGAAAGCTTTAAAAGTCAATTTCCAAATACAGTAAGAGAATCTGAAAGATATGTAAAGCAAATTGATTTATTTAAAATTCATCACTTTGATAATAAAGCTAAAAGTACCAGCCTTAAAATGCTTGAGTTCAATATGCGAGAAAACAATATTGAGGACTTGCCCTATCCTGTTGGAATGGAATTAACAAGTGAACAATGTGATGTACTTATAAAATATAATGCCCATGATGTAAAGATGACTTTGGTATTTTATAATTACTCACTTCCGGCCATTAATTTCAGGGAACAATTAACTCATAAATATAATCGTGATTTTATGAATCATAATGATACTAAAATTGGTAAAGACTATTTTATTATGAAGCTAGAAGAAGAGCGTGTTCCTGTTTATAAAAAGGTGGACGGTAAGAGGGTTATTAATCAAACTAAAAGACCTTTCATTAAAATTAAGGATTGTCTCTTTGATTATTATAATTTCAAACAACCTGCCTTCGTTGCCATGAAAGATTGGTTTGCTAAACAAACTATCAGAGAAACTAAGGGGGTCTTTACTGACATTGAAGAACATTTGTTAGGTGATGTTGCTAAATATGCTGAATTGATTGTAAGCAAGAAGAAATTTAAATTAGAACCAACTCGTGAAGAATATAATTTGTTCAAGAAAGAACATCCCATGGGGTGGGTTGACAAGGTTGAATTGAAATCTAAGAAGAAAGGTGAAATACAATATTCGTACTGGGGTTGCTGGAAAGTAGCTGAAACTTTGAATGTTATTGTTGGTGGTTTTCGATTTGATTTTGGTGTCGGAGGTATTCATGGTAGTTTATCTAGTAAAATAGCTAGAAAAACTAAAACTTATGACTTAATTGATGCTGACGTAGCTTCTATGTATCCCAATATTGCTATTTCAAACAATGTATATCCTGAACACTTGACACAGAAATTCTGTACAATTTACAAAGATGTATATGAACAACGCAAATCGTTTGACAAGAAAAGTGCTGAAAACGCTATGTTGAAATTGGCTCTAAATGGTGTTTATGGTGACTCAAATAATCAGTATAGTCCATTTTATGATCCAAAATATACAATGCAGATTACGATCAATGGGCAACTTAGTTTGTGTTTGCTTGCTGAACAACTCCTTGAAATAGAAGGGTTGAAAATAATTCAAGTGAACACCGATGGCATTACTGTTGCTTTACCAGTTGGAACCAGAAATGAATATAATTCAATATGTGAGAACTGGCAGAAACAAGTTGGTTTACAATTGGAATTTGCTGAATATAACAAAATGATAATCAGGGACGTAAATAATTATATTGCTCTTTACACAGATGGTAAAGCTAAGAACAAAGGAGCTTATGAATACAAAGATTTAGCTTGGCATAAAAACCAATCCTCTTTGGTAATTCCAATGGCTGCTGAAGCTCACATGTTAACAGGAATAGACCTTCGAGAATTCATTATGAACCATCCTGAAAAGTTTGATTTTATGTTGAGAACTAAAGTACCTCGTAGTAGTAGACTTGTTTTAGTTGGCGAAGATGGTGTAGATGTTCCTCAACAAAATATTTGTAGATATTATCCTTGCAAATCAGGTGGAAAGCTTGTTAAAATTATGCCACCATTAATTGAGGGTGGAGAAGAACGTAGATTATCAATTGATTCAGCTTGGAACGTAAAAACTTGTAATGATATCAAAGATTTTATTGGTGATATTGATTATGATTATTTTGTTGCAGAAGCTGAGAAATTAGTTATTAATTAAAGGAGAAATAATGCCAAACATGAGTTCAGAACAACTAGAGCTATTAAAAGTAGCTTCTACAAAAGTCTTTCAGTTAGCTGGAGGAGATGCTTCTATGCTATTACATAAAGCAATTCCTCTACTTGAAACGGTGTCACGTATTGGTATTGAAGTTAAATACATATTACACCCTAGTATTAATTAAGGAGAAATAATATGATTATAGGTTTAGCTGGAAAAGCTGGTTGTGGTAAAACAACCGTTGCAAAATACTTAGTAGCCAAACACGGCTTCACTGAGGTTAGCTTCGCAACAATCCTCAAAAACATGCTTGTCACAATGGGCTTCCCAGAGCCTTCCAATCGTGACGACAAAGAAAAGCTGATAGAAGGCTTTGACTTCTCTTGGCGGCATGCTGCCCAGTGCTTAGGTACTGAATATGGCAGGAATTGTCTTGACAAGGACATCTGGGTAAAGCTTACAATGAAAGATTTAGACCCTACTAAGAACTATGTGTTCAGTGATGTTAGATTCACGAACGAGAGTGCTGCCATAGAACAAGCAGGAGGCTCTTTGCTCTTAATAGAAGGTCGTAAAGTAGATTTAGGAGAAGCCTCTACACATGCTTCAGAGAATAGCCTTGACCTGAACTATGTAGATGCTGTGATTGAAAATACTGGCACAATTGAACATTTACACGAATGTGTGGAAGAGTTTCTAAAGTTTGTTGACAACACCGATCAAATAGATTAATATACAACCTTCAATAAACAAAGGAGAACTAAATGAAACTATCTGTAGAAACAAAAACTATTAAAACACCATCACTAACACTCACAGGTCGAGAAGCAGAGATACTTGTAATACTTGGAAACTCACGTGTAATTGCTGACATTGTATTTAATAGTAATATTGCTGAAACACTAGAAAGTTATGGACTCACACAGCAGGAACTTTATAAATTATTAATTGACTTACCTAGTATTTCTGAATTTAATGTCAAAACTAATGGAAAAATTGTTAGTAAATATAATCAATATGACAACTAATGGTGGGGGAACTAAATGCACTGCAAAGACTGTAACCACTGGAAACCTTACCTAGAATTCTTTTACCTAGCTAAGCCAAATAACTCTGCTGAACAATCAGGAGGCATGTGCACAAACCAACTTATTGATGAAGATTGTGGTAGTGAGTACAACTACTTAGAAAACTCACTCACCTACCCTTACCAAGAAGGTGGATATTTCTGGACAGGTGCTAAATTTGGTTGTGTTAATTTTGAGGAGAAATAAATGGAAATTTCAGATAAAACACAAAAGTTTCTAACGTCAGAGTACGGCTATGATTATTCGATAGACGACTACTTCCAAGACTTAGTAGATGAGCACAGTATTAGTTACGAGACAGTGGAACATCTAGCAGAGCTTCTAGGTGAGGAAGAACTCTTTGATGGACTTATTGTAGCTTGTGAAGATGCTTCAATTCGCACAGAAGGATTTTAAAATGTCAGCACAATTCACTGAGGGATGGAATGACTACTACAGAAGTGGAGACTACCAGAACCCTTATGAGCCATACTCTACGTCTTATGAAGCGTATGACGAAGGATTTGAAGCAGCTAGAGAGGATGACGCATGACTGAAACACCTGAAATGTATTTATTCGTATTCCTAGCATCTCTTTGCGCTGTGTTCCTAAAGACATTTCAGCAATTCTCAGTAGCTAAGAAGAAGTACTTATGGATAACACCCGTATCTGTTCTAATGTGTATATTGGAAGTGTTCATAGTTGGTATGTATGTTAAGAATGGATTGTCATTGATTATTATCATTGCTGGTATTGGGTCTGGAGTCGGATCTATGATAGGAATTTATGCTCATAGTAAGATTGAGGAATTAACTAAATGAAAGCCCACAGCCTACACACAACCACAACCTTCCGTGTACCTAAGAAGCCTCCCAAAACTGAAATAGAGAAGTGGAGAGTTCTCAAGGAAACTGTTATGGCTCTGGTTGTTGCTAACCCTCCTAAGCTTGGTGGCTCACTAGCAAGGAAGCAGCATAATAACCAGCTCTCTGTGCGCTTCAAAGATAGGAAAGGAGTTCCTAAATGGTATCCCTTCCAGAAATGGGGTAAAGGAGCTGAGTGGGATGTCACTACTAATCATTGTGAAATTATACTTCTTAGGATGTATGAGCAAAGGCTTGCAGAGCACACTCCAAATATGTTATACCTTGCTAGGAGGGCTTCTTTGGAACAGATAAGAGACCTTGAAAAAGGTGTTGACATTGAGAAGAAGTTTGGTATAATAGATGTATTAGAAATTAATGAAGGAGAAGATGAAGAGTGATTTAAAAGTGTTGACAAGCTCTTTAATATTTGTTACAATAGTGGTTGTGTTAGTTTATTTAATTATCAATATTTAGGAGAATCTATGAAATTTGCTATATTTGTGTTTAGCTGTGTTAATGTGTTTCTGCAAGCATTTTCAATCCAGTTGCTGTGGAATACTTGGTTGTTGCCAACGTTTCCAATTACGTTTGCTCAAGCTATTTTAGTCCCTGTGGTTTATAGTTTAGCCACCTTTAAAATGGCAGATATGGTTAAAAATAATGCAGCTATGAAGGGCTATACTGACGAGGACGTGCTGACATTCTCAGTAGCATTTGCACTGGCATATGGAGTTGCTATCGGAGTGTTTTATGCTGTAAAAGCTTTTATGTAAAAGAATATGTGGCAGCTTCTTTAAGCTGTAGCTGGCATAGCAGCTTTAGCAAATGCACTATGCACTAATATATTAAAGGAGAAGTATAAATGGCAACAATTGATAATGTTTATTTCGCATATTGCAAAATCCAGTCACCAGTAGCAGCAATCAAAAAAGAGAATACAGAAGTATCTGTAAACTGTATTGTATCAGAAGATGATGCTGACACATGGGCTGAGAACTGTCCTAACAACCCTGTAAAGTCTTACAAAAATGCAGCGTTTGAAGAGAAGTTCAAAATGAAACCTCCTTTTGAAGATCAGAAAAAACAGTTTGTGTTATCTGTTAAGAAAATGATTAGTAAAAATGGTGTGGATTTGCCAGAGAAGTTCCGCCCGCGTGTGTTTGAAGTAATTGATGGAGAAAATGTAGATATTACATTCCAAAAATTGGTGGCTAACGGAAGTCGTGGTAAACTCTCTTACAGTACTTATTCAGCCCCAACACCAGAAGGTACTAAGATTAACGCACAGCTTGTGGCTATTCTGGTAGAAGATATGATTGAGTATGTTCCTTCAGAGGGTGAAGGTGGTGACGGAGAGACTTCTGAAACTCCTGCTAATGCTTTTGGTAAGGTTGCTTTGGCAAGTGCTCCTAAGAATCAGGCAGCAGTTGTTAAGCAGACCGATGTGAAGCCTGTTAAGAAGGTTGCTAAAGTTGTACTGGAAGACGAATCAGAAGATTCTCCATTTTGATGTAAATAATTAGCACAAGCCCTATGCCAGTTTTGGTGTAGGGCATTTTATTTTGAGGAGAGTTATGAAACACATCGTATGTTATTCAGGTGGACATTCAAGTGCCTTGGTAGCTATAGAGGTTGTCCGTAGATTCGGAAAGGATAACGTTATTCTACTAAACCACGATATTAAAGAGTCTAGTGAGGGTGCTGACATAAAGAGATTCAAACAAGAGGTTGCACAATACTTAGAACTCAGTATCACATATGCTAACCACTTGCAATGGGACGAGAAAGATCAGTTTGATGTCTGCATAGATGCTAAAGCTTTTAAGGTTGGCAGTGGAACTGCCCTTTGTACAAATAGACTAAAAACTCAACCTTTCGAGAAATACCTAAAAGAACATCACCAAGAGAAAGATTGTATAATTTATTACGGGTTTGATAAGAATGAGGGTGCTCGTATCCAGCGCAGGATTGGACATTTAGGAGGTCTTGGATTTAAAACAGATTACCCATTAGCATTGTGGGATGTTAGAACTATAACCAGTACGAAACAAATCGGTATTGACCCACCTAATACTTACGAGGATTTCAAACATGCTAATTGCGTAGGCTGTTTGAAAGCTGGACAACAACACTGGTATATTGTGTACATGAAGCGAAAAGATATTTGGGAGAAAGCTAAGAAAACTGAAGAGATAATTGATTATACAATAATGAAAAAAGATTCGCTAGAAGGGTTTGAACCTTTCTTTGAGAAGATGTACAGCATGGGAATAACTACAACTGAGCATGAAAATCCAATGACCTTCTTTGCCAGAGTTAAAAAGATATTCAAAGAATTTGAGGCAGACGAAGAAGATGTAAAACCTTGTGAATGTGTATTTTAAGGAGTCGAGATGGTGATAAATAAAGTTGATAAATTTACTTGGCATAGAGTGTTCGTACTCTTCCCGAAAGACACAGTTGATAATGAATTAGTATTCATGCAGAAAGTTTATCGTAGGTGGAATGTAGAGCTTGGTGGTTTTTGTGACTCTTCTGGTTACTCTGGTTCGGATGGTGGTTGGGAGTATAAGTTATGAGTTACTTAATAATAGACGCAGATTATCTCGCCTACACTGTGGCTTCTGTATTCCAAGAAACTTACATTCTAGCCACACACCCAGAACTGAAAGAACCTATTAGAGTTAAAAACAAGACAGAGCTTTGGGGAGAGTGGCGCAAGAAGAAAGGTGGTTGGATTGCTGAATACAATTCAAGGTTCTTTGCAAACTTAAAGCCAGAGGATTTCACATTAGTAGAGTATCAAGAACCACTGTGTATTAAAGCGGCTAAGAAGTCCCTAGACACCCGCTTACAAGGTTTGTTAGAAGAAACTGGTGCGAGTAGCTATAAAGGATTTGTAGGTCGTGGGGATACATTTAGAAGCTCTCTAGCTACCTTGTTAGAGTATAAAGGAAACAGATCAGCATCAAGACCTGTGCACTTGACAGAACTAAAACAATACCTTGTAGATAAACATAAATGTCGATGGGTTGAGGAAGTAGAGACAGATGATGCTGTAACAAGTAGTGGGTTTGCAGCATATAAGAAGTGGAAAGAGTCTGGCAAAGAGTCTGATAAGGGGATTATCGTGTTTGCTGATAAGGATCTAGTACAGACAGACTCGTGGCAGTATCATGTTGGACAAAACAGTAAGCCAGAGCTTCGTGTTGGGCTTGGAAGTATTTATCGAGATGACAGTGGTAAGGTGAGGGGGTTTGGGAGGAAACATTTTTATTGGCAGGTTATGACATCGGATCTCAGTGATAATTTTTCAGCTTCCTGTTTCTCTGATATTAAGTGGGGGGATATCAAAGGCTTTGATTTATTGGTTGAGTGTAAAACTGATAAAGAGTGTTTAGAAGCTCTTGTGAAAGGTTTCAAATACCTCTATCCAGAGCCTAAAACAATTGTTGGGTGGAGGGGTGATAGCATTAATATTGATTGGCTGTATGTGTTGACAGAATGCTTCAATTTGGCTAAGATGCTACGTACATTAGATGAACAGCCAACAAACGTAAAAGAAACTCTTGACAAACTAAAGATTGCCTACTAAACTACTCACAACATAACAAAAGGAGAACTAAAAATGACACAGAATGAAATGACACCTTGCGAGAAATTAGGATACAAAGTAGGGGATGTATTTATAGTTGAAGAATCTTATGGTGGTGATATTCCATATAATGACAATCTGCATGTAGTTCTTGCAATAGATGATGGTACAGAATGTCCTAAATTTGTAGTTTTAGGAGCTAATTTAAGCTCTGATAAAATATCAAAACATGACTACATATACTTATATAATGTCGTAAAAGTTTCTGCAACCTCTGATACCACAGCACAAGACGTATTCACAGCTATCAAAACATTCCTCGCTAAACAGCCTGAGCATTTTCATGCAGATGTCGCGATAACTCCTACAAATTACATTGTGACACTAGTAGGTTTGGAGTTTAGCTGCGAGACAGATGAGAGATTATTAGAAGTTCTTAGTGCGCTGTCAGTGTTGTTTAAGGGGGATTAATTATGGCTACAATATCTAAGAAATCAGAACGTACACAAGCTAAGATTGAACTTCAAGTTGCTCTGGAAGAAATGCAACAAAAGATTCGACAAGATGTCACTATTAACAAGTGGAATATGAAGAAGTTGGTAGAATCCCAAACAATTCTGAAACGTAAGGCTGCTGAAATTCATCAGTTGATGCTAAGCTTGGATGTGTTGTAATGGCTGCTAATGGATTTACACACGAGTCACAAGCAGCTGAGTCAGTTTCTTGGTACACACCTAAGTGGGTATTTGATGAACTTTCACTACAGTTTAATTTAGATCCTTGTGCTCCTGTAGGTGGAGTACCTTGGATACCTGTTAAACAAGTGTATAGTTTACCTACAGATGGATTAAAAGAAACTTGGGATGGTTTAGTATGGTGTAATCCCCCTTACGGAAAAGAAACACCTAAGTGGCTTAAGAAGATGTCTGAGCACAAAAACGGGGTAGCTTTAGTGTTCTCTCGCACAGATGTAAAATGGTTTCATGATCACGTAGCTGGATCAGATGCTATACTATTTTTAAAAGGTCGTATCCAGTTTGTAGATGGTTTAGGTGTCACAGGAGGCTCTGGTAGTAGTTGTGGGAGTTTGCTTGCTGCTTGGGGAACAGAATCTGTGGAATCTCTCAAGAAAATGTCTGAAAGAGGCTTAGGATTTTTGGTGACTAACAATGGCTATTAGAAATCCTAAGAAACCCGTAGAATTCTTCACATGGCTGCGCAGTGGGTTAAGGAAGATATCAAGAACTTATCCACCCATCTATAAGGCTCTGGCAGATGCTAAACGTCCTTATGTTGGGGATAATGCCAGACAACGAGTGTGCTATTTATGTGCTAAATGCCTGAAAACTTATAGTACAAAAGAAGTAGCTATTGATCACAGAATAGATTGTGGAAGCTTGAAGTGTTGGGAGGATGTTCAGGGGTTTATGCAGAGACTATTCTGTGGTGTTGAGGGTCTTGACGTATTATGCCACACATGTCATGATATTAAAACAGCACAGACACGATATGGACTCTCAGAAGAAGAAGCTAAAATCTTGAAAGAGGTAGCAGCTATTATGAAAGAGCCTAAAGAGGATGTAATTCAATTTATCCTTGACAATGATTTTGATAACGTTTATAATACAAACAATGCAGCAAATCGTAAAGCTGCTGTAACAATGATTTTAGAGAATATAACTTAAAGGAGATTAGAATGGCAATGTTAGTAATGGTTGATGAAGACACAGTTAAACCAACACAATGGGGTTACGTTAATCAAGACAAGGATTTAGAGACAGTCACAATTGATCCTAATGATACTGTTGTTGCTAAGATTGAACTGTATGGCCACCATGAAGTTTATATTTACACAAAAGATATTCCAAATCTTATTAAAGCTCTGCAGGCGGCATGCAATTCGATTAATAAAAACTTATGACAACATACATACCAGATACTTGGGCAGTTGTTAAGATTAGACTAGCAGGCTCTAACACAGCTCCTTACTACAAAATATTAGCAGGATGGCGAGGAGGCTATGCGACAGGAGATAGCTGGAAACTTAGTAGTGGATGTGAAGGTATTACAAAGGATGAGTTTGGTTGGCACATCCCTCAGTCTAGTGGTAGCTTGTACTCGTGCAGAGAATTTTCAGAGGGCTTAAGTGCTTACACTGAGAGTGTGTTTAAGGACATTTTTGATAAACTTACTAAAGATGATGTGTTTGAGATTGTCAGTGTTGAGGAGCTTGTTAATCATTTTAAGGGGAATAATATTGAGTAAGAACAATTGGAAGCAACAGGCAGTGGCTTTGATGAATACTAACACGTTATCGTGGAGAGAAATTGCTAGGGTGTTGGATAAAAGTCATAGTACGGTATCAGATTACTTGCGGAAGCAGTGTAGTATTGACGGAGAATATCAAGAGGTTAAGAAGGAGTTTGAGGGGAGTTTGTTTGTGAGTGGTGTTAATACACGTGATGATACACCTAAACACGATAACTCTCGCATTCTAGTGCTATCAGACCTTCATGCACCTTATCATCATCCAGACACATTGAAATTTATTGACATGCTGCACAACCGCTACGCTTTCACAAGGGTTATCTCGGTTGGGGATGAGCAAGATATATCAGCTAGTAGTTTTCATGACCACGATGTAGATATGCTAAGTGCTGGACATGAACTAAAAGAGGCTCAAAAGTTTATGAAAGAACTTGAGAGTCGATTTCCGGTAATGGATATCATGTCAAGCAACCACGGTGATTTATATTACCGCAAGGCTAAACACCATGGCATACCTCTACATGTTATTAAGAGCTATAATGATGTGTTGTGTGTTGGTAAGGGTTGGAAGTGGCACAATGACCTAGTAATAGACCTGCCTACAGGAGAACAAGTTTACTTCTGTCATGGGAAGAGTCAAAATGGTTTGAAACTCTCTCAGAATATGAGCATGAATTGTGTTCAAGGTCACTATCACAACTCTTTTAATATCCAATATTGGAGCAGCCCACGAGCTTTATATTGGAGTATGCAAGTGGGGTGTCTTGTAGATGATAAGAGCTTGGCAATGAGTTATAATAAGCTTACTGTTAATAGGCCTATCATTGGGTGTGGTGTTATTATTGAAGGTATTCCTCAGTTGGAGGCTATGCCGTTATGATTGTAGACGACTTTAAGAATTCAAAAGGGTTGTGGGTAAAAGAAGTCGCTAAAACTGGTAATATCCGTAACTTTACTAGATCAGCTATATTTTATTGGAATATGATGTCACGGTGTGTTAAGGGTGGGAGTCAACAGGTTAAAAGACCTCGTTATGCGGGTGTGGAGTGTCTATTTAAAGATTTTCAAGAGTTCGCAGAATGGTGCCAATACCAAGTAGGATATTACACAAATGGTTTTCAATTAGATAAAGATTTATTATCAGAAAACTCAAAAATATATTCTCCAGAAACTTGTGTGTTTATACCAATACAACTTAATACGTTACTAATTAAAAGAGATTCAGATAGAGGTGAATATCCAGTTGGGGTGTGCGCCGCCAACAATAATTTTATGGCTCAATGTTCAGTAGGTAAAAATAGGCAGGAATATCTAGGTGTTTTTGCAACACCTGAAGGAGCATTTCAAGCCTACAAAACTTTTAAAGAGGGTTTTGTCAAACAACAAGCTAATAAGTGGAAAGAACAAATCGACCCGAGAGCTTATCAAGCTTTAATGGATTACGAAGTTCTTATAACTGATTGACACTGCTCTACGAATAATGATATAATAAACCTTTCAACACTAAGAGGACAACATGCAACAAATAGTTATACAGTTACCGTCACTACCACTACAATTAATCTGTACCTCCACAGCACATATAGGCTTTTCACCAATGGGTTTGTTTAAAACAATTGTAGAATATCTCCCAACAGGTGAAATGGTTGTTATAGATGACACAGGTATTAAAATAGGTGAAACAGAGTATAAATATAACACAGGAATTGCTTACAAATCCGAGCCACTTCTGTTAAAATGGCTACAAGGCTTGCAGTTACAGATGCCTGCTTTTAACAACAGCCCTTTTGGGTTTTAAGGAGAAACAATGATTACACAGAAAAGTTTAGGTAAGAACTACACGGCCACACAGAAGTTTAACGAGATTTCAGGAAACCTAGACAACATTACAACGCAGAGTATTGCCCTGCAACTTGACCTTATTCAAGAGGAATACTTAGAAACTGTACAAGCCTATGACGATAAAAACATGCAAGAGATTTGCGATGGCGCTGCAGATATGTTTATAGTTGTTTGTGGGCTGCTACAGAAGCTTGACACACACGGCTGTGACATGGAAGAAGTTCTCAATCGTGTATGCGAGAATAACCTCTCAAAATATCCTCCTGTTGGAGCATCTGTACGGTATGATCCATCACACACTGTAACAGTTAATGAGAAGTATCAGGTTCAGGTTATCAAGGATGTTAATGGAAAAGTTCGTAAGCCTTTAGACTTCGTACCAGTTAATCTCTACGGGTGTATTCCTAAAACATTCTTTAAGGAGGCTCAATGATTAATATTAGTCTTAATGATTTACTATTATTTCCAGAACTATCAAGCTACACAGAAGATGAATTGTTACCAACATACATGGATATTATCACACTACCATTCCTGCATAAGCTTGGACTAGATACAATGCAAGGGTATGAGTTTGTAGCTAATAACTTCCGAACTCTGCAAGACACTGTAATCCTCGGTTATCACGTATCAGGTGAGATTAGACGTGATGATGAGTGGCGTAAGAGTCCATTGTGTAGTACACTTGATCGTATGATTATTACTACCAAAGAAGATATTAGTTTGACACGAGAACTTTGTAGTCTTATGAATTGCTCACTAAATTATAAGAGTTTTGATATTGGTGAAGAGGAAACTGTGATAGACTACGAAGATGATTGTGAGCCAACTTATGAAGCTGTCAGTGGAATTATGTTAGAGATGCGAGAGAAGTTGTTAGCTGTTCGTGGAAGTTCTCTTGGAGCTGATGGTGGAATGAAGACATATGAAGAATATTTAGGCTTTGTTGCTTAAATACTATTGTAATTTAGAGGAGTGTATGATACTATATGCGTCCTCTAAAATTAATAAGAAAGGAAGAGTGATAGTATGTCAAAGTTACGAGAACCTACTAACAGTTTTACAATCAAGTATCCAAAACTTGTAGAATACGCAGATTTGCAATTGAATGAATTTTACTGGAAATGGAAAGAAGTGCAAGTAGAGAAAGATAAACATCAGTTTTTAACAGAAATCACAGAAGCTGAGAAACATGCTATTTTAACAGCAGCTAAGCTGTTTGTTAAATACGAGAGTTTTGTTGGTAACGAGTTTTGGATGAATCGAGTTGTGAAGATGTTTCCAAGACCAGAAGTGGAACGACTATCAGCTACGTTCGGAATGGTTGAACTTGCTATTCACAGTCCATTTTATCAGGCATTAAACACACAGCTAGGACTTGATACAGATGAGTTCTGGGAAAGTTATGTTGATGATCCTGTGTTAAGTGCTCGTATGGAATATCTAAATAGTTTCATTGACTCTAAAGATGATCGTCTGGCTCTTGCTGTATTTAGTATGATGGAGGGAGCTATTCTTTTTAGCAGCTTTGCTTTGTTTAAATCGTTCAATAGCAATGGTCATAACTTGTTAGTAAATTTTGGTGCTGGAATAAATCAGAGTGCATTGGACGAGGGGTTGCACCACGAAGCAGGAGCTTACTTATTTAAACAAGACTTGAAAGAATCAAAGCTATCTTTTGAAGAGAAAGAATCTTTGTTTGAGCAAATTAGAGAAGCTGGTGTGCAACTCTATGAGCATGAGGATGCTATTATTGAAAAGTTCCATGAAAAGGGAGAGCTGCGAGGAATTACAAAAGACCAGTTTAAGATCTTTATTAAGTCCCGTATTAATTTCTGCCTGTTAAATTTTGGTATTGATCCTGTGTTTGATATTACAGGAGTAGACAATCCAGTAGATGGTTGGTTTGGTGCTAAGATTAAGGGATACATTGCTAATGACTTCTTCAACACTTTAGGTAGAGAGTACTCTACGAGATTCACAGAAGATAAATTTAGCTGGAAGATTAAGGAGAGTGTATGACTAAGAAAAAAGAATTAAGCTACGAAGATTACTCAGAATTGCGAAAACAGGGTCACGAAGATGGTACTGTCCCTTTGTGGATGCAGACAGCAGGATTACAAGTATTCCTTAAAAAGTATTTGTACCAAGCCAAGAATCCATTAGAACAGTTTGGACGTATTGCGTACACCCTTAGTAAGTATGCTCCGTTCATGTCAAGCCCATCTGACCCAACTATTTCTTTTCAGAATAAGAAGGAAGTTAGTATTTACTGGGAAGATAAGTTCTTTGAGATTCTTTGGAAAGGTTATTTCTGTTGCTCTACACCACTCCTTGCCAACACAGGTACAGATCGAGGACTCCCTGTAAGCTGTTCTGGCGGTATCCCTATTGAGGACTCTGTAATGGGTTTCAGTGAGGCTGCTAAGGAAGTAGCAATGCTTACCAAGCATGGTTTTGGCACAGCAGTAGATCTTAGTGCTATTCGTCATAGAGGTGCTGAGTTCAAGGGTGGCGGTGTGGCTGGAGGTGTAGTACCAATTGCTAACTGGATGGATTTTGTAACGACAAATGTAAGCCAAGGAGCATCACGTAGAGGAGCTGTTGCATGTTATTTAGACATTCACCACAAAGACTTCTATGAGCTTGCTGATTACCTGCAGCATAATCCTGATAAGCTGAATGTAGGTTGGAAAGTCAATGATAAGTTCATTAGTAAACTGGAGTCTGGTAATAAAGAGGCACAGAAGCGATTTGCAAAAGCTTTGTATGTAAAATCAGTAACTGGCAAAGGCTATTTTCAATTTATGGATAAAGCTAACCGATTAAAAGGTGAAGCCTATGAAAAAAATAACCTAAGTATAAGTGCAAGTAATTTATGTAACGAGGTTTTTCTTCACAGTAGCAAAGACTTGACATACACTTGTATTTTGGGTTGGATGAATGGTAGCAAGTGGCTTGATTGGAAAGATACAGATGCTGTGTTCGTTGCTACTGTTCTGTTAGACTGTGTAGTATCTTATTTCTTGGAAGAAGCTGGAGATATTGATGGTCTTGAAAAGTCTGTGGCAATGACTAAGAAGGGACGTGCTGTTGGACTTGGTTTTGGAGGACTTCATACGTTATTTCAACAAGAGATGATTCCATTTGAATCTCCAGAGGCGTATACGTTGAATAGAGAGATATTTGAGTACATTAATAATGAGTCCTTGAAAGCGTCTAAAGCTCTGGCTGTTGCAGAAGGGGAGCCTGAATGGTGCAAGGGGTTGGGTATTCGCTTCACACATCGAATGAATGTTGCGCCTACTAAAACTACTGCACTGATTTATGGGGGTGTTAGTGAGGGTATTAGTCCAGATGTAGCTTTAAGTTTTACTCAGTCTACAGCAGCAGGAGAAGTGGCACGAGTAGCACCTACATTACTTGCTTTAATTAAGAGTAAAGGTTTAAATGTAGAAAATTGTATCGCTGACGTAGAGAGTAATAAAGGTAGTGTGCAGAAAGTTTCTTGGTTGACAGCTACTGAGAAGCTTGTGTTTAAGACTGGCTTTGAGATTCAGCAAGAGGTTATTCTTCGTTTGGCATCTTCTCGACAACGATATATTGATCAAGGACAATCCCTTAATCTATTTATTGATAAACGGCACTCAGAAGAGTATATTTCCTATATTCATCAACTTGCTTTTAAAGATCCATATATTAAAGGTTTGTACTATTTGATAGGTAAACGTGAGGGCGATAACGAAGAAGTAGTCGAGCTTGAAGCATGTGAAAGTTGCACATAATTATAAAGGATTTAAATGTTAACAGTTTATAGTAAGAATGGATGTAATGCTTGTGAGCAAGCTAAAGCACTTTTGACAAGTAAGGAGATTGAGTTTGTAGTTAAGAATGTTGATGAAGACTTTGATGCTTATGACTTCATTATCTCAAAGCAACACAGAAGCTTTCCTCAAATCTACAAAGGTGATAGCCTATTCGTTCAAGGAGGTTATCAAGGGCTTCTACAAATGTGGAAAGATGGAGAATTAAAAGCAGCATAAAGCTTGACAACACTAAGAGAAGCTACTACAATGGCTTCTCTTAACAAACTAAGGAGAAACAAATGACACAAATTAAAGAATCTGCAACAGAGTTAAAGAGCATTGTCTCACAAATTGCAAAGAAGAAAGAACTCTTGAAAGACTACAAAGAGAACAATGAGAAAGTGCAAAAGTTACAAGATTTAATCAAAGAAACTCAAGAAGAAATTAAAGTTATTCTTGCAGCTGATTTAGATTATTTTGAAGTAGAGAATGAAATGAAGGAGCTTGTAAAAGAGCTTAAGCAAGGAGCTAAGAATGCTTGTAAGAACACTGGTGTGAAACCAGCAGACTTGATCGCATTTATGAATGCTCAACTTAAAGATGAAGGTGTTGTGAAGGTTGTTGAGAAAGGTCAAATCTTCTCGTCATTACGTAGTCAAACTAATTAATTAAAGGAAACATTATGAACTATTTAGTATTAATCCCAACAATCATTGAACTTATCAAATCAATTGAAATCCTCTTGCCACAGTCTTCCGGTAAAGATAAACTGGCAGCTGTTATTGCTGCAGTAGCTAATATTGCAGGAGAAGCCAGTGACATTGCTCCTAAGCTTACACCGTTGATTTCAGCTATCGTAGCAGGCTTGAATATCCTTGGAATCTTTAAGAAGAAAGCTGTCACAATCTAATAGGCGTAAAAATAGGGAGGCTCCCACACGGAAGTCTCCCTTAATGCCACCCACGGCTCAATCGGTATTGTTAATTCTGAAAGGATGTTATGGACAATGTATTAATTCTCCAACAGCTCGTAGAAGCTGGAGATGCTATTACAGCTCAACTTGGAAAACCTCAACAAGAATGGCTGCTAGATAATGTAAAGAACCTGAAAGGGTTTGTTGTTACTGAACAGGGAAGAACTGCTTTGTTATTATTTCTTGAAGAGTTCTGTGACCACACTTTGAAGCTTAAGACAGCACACTGATAACAGTGACACTGAAGGGAGGGGCTTGACGCCCCTCTTTGCTGCTTATATGCACTATGAATTACACCTGCGCTGATGTTTCAGTATTCGTGCAACAGCCTTGTCAGCTACGCCCTAGACTATAGTGCTAAGTGAATAGCTTTATAATCATCAATGAACTTTAGTGTTAGCGGCAGTTTGTTGACCAGAGCTTCCAGACATTGTTCCCAAGTTTACAATACCTTGAGAAATATGTTGTTGTTGGTTGGCAAGGACAGCCAATGCATTTGACAACACTTGCAATTGTTGTTGCTGCTGGCTTTGTACTTGGTTTTGATTAACATTTTGTGTTACGTTAATCTCGACATCTCTGCTACGCTGAACAGCACGTTGTTCAGCAAGAGCACCCTCTGCAACTGTCAACTGGCGATTGAGTGTTGCATCATTCTGAGCTATTAGCAATGCTCTATTTTTGTCACTCTCGTCACGAATAGCTGAAATTATTGCATGTTGGGCATTTTGTGTAGCTGTTAAGTTTGCAACACCATAAGATGCTACAGTTTCCTTGACAGCTGAGTTGGCAGACAAAGAAGAGGCAATTGCATCTGAAATATTCTTATTGATCATTGCCTGACCAGTTATAATATTCGTAGAATGATTGCTAATATTGTTATTAATATCAGCCTGTGCCCCTGCTAGTGCCAATTGCACCTGTGCCTCGTTGTAAGGAATAGCTGCCTTAATATCCCCCAGTGTTTGTAAAACTGTAGAGTTATTCAGCGTATCTGTAACTCCAGCCAATGCGGCTGTCAATTGGGTTGGGGTTACAACACCACCCTCAGCACCACCTCCCAAAACACCGTTTCGATTCAGCAGCACACCGCCTAAAATACCACCGAGCAATCCAGCCCCCAAGCCGCCACCCACAGCAGCACCTGTACCACCACCTGCGTTTCCCATTAACATAGGAAGAACAGAGCCTAAGCCATCTTTTTGATAAATATTCACGTCTGGAGTTGTCATTTCAATTTCCTTTTCAAGTTGTTTTACTTCCTGCTCAATATGAGCCGCACGTACAGCGGAAGCTGTCTCATGCTCTTGCAACGTAGATACTTCTTGCGGAATCATTTCTTCATCCATTTGAAGCTCCTTTACAATAAGAACCTCTTGTATCTCTACAAGAGTCATTCAGCCACTGACATCATGGCAATACTTAAATATAATGAAACTAATAAAACTTTAACATTAATAATTACAACTAAACTTAAACTCTATTCCATTTATTGTCTCTACATAATCAGAAATTACTGTCAACGTTCTTTGTTCTGTTGCTGCGTCTATCCTTAACCATTGCTTCCCTTGCCTCAGCGATAAGGGCTGGAGTGAGGGGGAACAACTCATTAGCTCCTTCTTGCTCTTTAGTAGGCTCGATGATAAGTTCTGGTTGTATTTCTGGCAGAACATCGGATGTAGGCTTTGCTGGCAATCCCATTTTCTTTGTTGTAACGACTGTGAGTACCCAGTTGACGGCTGCAAAGATACCGCCAGCAATAAGCAAAGCAGTTTCATTATCCAAAGGTATTTCATACTTAGTACCTTTCAACAGTCCAACAATAGCTATTAATAGTGCAGCAATAACAGGTTGACCTTCAGCCTGAACCTTCTTCCAGAAAGCTGGATTAGCTACTTGCTCACCCATCTTCATGAGATTGTAGAGAGCTTTTAATTTAGCAAACATTATATAATTCCTTGTGAGTATTTCATCTTACCGCTATTCATTGTTGCTGTTAACACTTGGTTTCTGTAAGGCTTATCAGCTAATCCAATATGTACCCAAGTTGGCTCGGCTATTAGCTGATCAAACTTAATACCCGAATCACGTATCAATATTGCTAATTGTCTAGGAGTATATCCTGCAACACTTATGTCAGCAGCAAAGCCTTCAACATGAGCACTGTTTATAGCCCCTCCAACAGCTTTGTTTAGTGCAGGGCTACGGTAGGCACTACTAACCTTAATTGGCTTGTTTACAAGGCTTCTAACCGCTTCTAGGACGGATGAGAGAGCCTTTAAATGTTCTATCACTTCCTTAGAAGGAGTGTTATCAATTCCTTTGGCAATTGCTGTGTTGGAACTGGTAAGCTCCTCTAATGTAAAATGTTCACTGAGGTTCATTTAAATCTCCAAAGAAGTATAAACGCCATGTTAGCTTTGTCTTAACACTTGTATGAAAAGACTCTGCCAACTTGAACATCATATACTCCAACACTGTGTATGTTACAACTACGCCTAACAAAAAGCCTAAGAAGAAAATTAACATTAGCCAATCACAGACTTAATACTATTCGCAGTGGCTAGGAGCCAACCAACTAAGAGTCCAACTGTTACAATAGTGCCAACTGTGACAGTGATTTTAAGCCATAATTTATCAAGTTTATTCTCAAGTCGTTCTAAGTCAAACTTACTTGCAAACTCTTTCTCGATTTCTTTTTTAAGCTCCCTTTGGTCTGAGACATTCTGTACATTCTGTTCTTTAATCATTACAATAACTTGTGCTACTTGTAGCTTGATTTCTGTTAAGGCTGTTACGCTCTTGTGATCATTTTCAGCAATCTTCTTCTCCATATCACTCATTCTTTGTTTCGCAACTTCTCTGGCGACAAGATGCATAGCCTCGTCACGAGAAATCATTTCTGGTATGTGCTCACTAGGTTCCATAATGCTATTCCTCGTTAATAAAATAGACAGGGAATCCCTGATTTTGTAGTTGTTTAACAATTGCTGCTGGTGTGGCTTTATTACCTAAATTGACATTAGAGAGTTTTCTACACTCTATTAGAAACTCTGCACACTGCCACAGGTTATCTCTTCCAATATTTAATAAGCTGAGTTGTCCCTTGATTGCTTGCCATTTAGAATACTCCCCGACACCAACTTGTGAGAGTGCAAACTCTACTTCTGCTGAGGTTGTATCTGAGTTTAGAGGAATCCAATAGAAGCCATCTTTGACAAAATGTGACAAGGGTTTTATCCTCACCTTTGGGGTGACAGCCTCTACTACAAACAATCTTCCCCCTATATCCCACACAAGCCCTACATGGCAGTATTCAGATTCTGTGAATACACGAACAGCCTGTATCTGTAAGTCGTACAGGCTTGCCCATTTATAGTGAGAGAGGGCTATAATATCCCCACTCTTGATATTACTTCTTATCTCACTATATTTCATATTAGCTGGCTACAAAACCGTATTGAGCTTTCCACACTCTTGCTAATGCTACACTGTTACGAGCAAGAGAGCTTAAATTTGACCAGTAGGTCATTGAAAAGGTTTGTCCAGCAGCATCTGTGAATACTGCTGTCAGTTCACCTTCACTTGCACCGTGTGTATCTATGTGGATGATGTGACCACCAGCGAAAGGGAGAGGAATACTGAGAGGGGATGTAGCATAGAAATTATGGTAATCTGCTAGCATCTTAGGAGGTACTACGGAAGGATCGTTAGTTGCTTCTAAGTATGCTTTGTTTTGTGTGTTTAACATTTTATTTCCTTTAAGTTTATGAAAAGTATAACTTCTTTAGTGCCATGTTCTCTAAAGCATCAACAGCTGTGTTTAGAATAGAGTTCTTAAGTGTGCTATCCACTCCGACAATACCTTTGGAGATAAGAATGTCGATAGCTTGAGCTACATCTGGGCGTTTTAAATCAACCCATTTCCTGCTCTGTACATCCTTAATAATAGCTTGAACAAGAACATCTGTAGAAGCCAATACATTGTATTTTGCAACACCAAATCTGTCAAAGAATGTTCCAATATCTATGAACCACTCTGTTACATCTGAGGCATCTACTACTGGTTGGTTATTAAGTTCTCTTGAAATTTCAACCCCGTACAAGGTTGTAACAAGATATTCACCATCAATATATGTTTCTCTCATAGTGGTTCCTAGAATGTCCTATAATTGTAACCAATGACAATAGTGGAAGTCTCTGTTAAAGAACTTGCCACCTCCACTAGTAGACTTGTGTTGAAATAGGTTGGTTGGAAAACTACAGGAATTCCTGTAGCGCTCGGAATTGTTCCTATAATGGAAGTGCCAGATGGTGCTGCATTAATTGCCGCTGAGGTTGAGTCAAATACTACAAGTCCATCAATTGTAACTTTGATTCTATGAGTCCTAGAGGTAGCATCACCATTGATGGTGAATAGTAGATCTATCTGCCCTGATCCAGACACACTTAGAGCAGATTTAAGTATGTTAGCTGTTACTGCTCCCAGAGATGTAGTTTTCACTGTTCTGGTAACTTCAGTTGAACTAATTTGATTAACTACTCCTGTAAAGCCTGATGTTGAGTGGGCATTTACTATCGACTTCGTACTTTTAAGAGCAACAGCACCAATCTGAGGTGTTTGAAACTCGAATCCACTAGCCATTAGTAATCACCTCCAAAGGTTGTAACATTAATTGCTTTAGCAGCTGTTACCGTAGTTAATGAAGCTATTTTTAGTGTTGCACTTGGCTTTAAGAAGATTGCTCCACTTGTAGGAAGCCAAGGCATCAACAAAGGCTGCAAGCCTGAAACTGGTGCAGCAGATCCTGTAGTTCCTGCCAGAGCTGGCACAGAAATTGTCCCAACAATAAAGTCAGAAGCACCATTGTTGACTATTAATGTTAAAATTTGTGGTGCAGTGTCTGTAGAAGTAATTGCAAGTGTGTCAACTCTAGTGCCAAGAGCACCTGCCGTAACTAATATTTTTGCAGTAGTGGTATCTGCTGGTAATATTTGAACTGATGTACTGACAATACTACCAGCGAAGATTGGATTAGAAGCCATATTATTATTTCCTTAATTATTGTGGGTGTATTTAAATTCTTAACCTATCAACTAAATTGTGTAGGTTAGAATCCTTGGTAGTATTGCAGCATGTGAATGTTGACACTATTTGCTATTTTTAATGCTGCCACAGTGGCAGCTGCACTCCCTGCGGCTGTTTGAGCAGCCAAAGCACTAGAAGCAGCGCTCAAGCTATAGTTGTAAGTTAGTGTTAAATTTGTTGCAGTTAAGTCAGCATTAGACTGTACAGTGATTGCCAGAGGATTCATCTGAGCTACAAACGCATTTAGTTCTGTGCCAAAAGTAGGCAAAGCACCTAAGAAATTATTAGCATTAGTGTTAAATGTAGCAGCAGGTTGTGTCCTAGCAGGTGTAGTAGGTAATGCTGTTATAGTAGGTAGTGCCATTAAGTAAGCCCTTCAATTGTGAGTGTGCATGTTGATAGTGTTGAGTAGGCTACATTTATCTCAAAGTCTTTATAGAATCCATAAATCAACATAGCTCCTGAAAGTCCTTCTGGATCTGATTCATTTGTACCAGACCAAATGATAGGTGTACTTCTGTAACTGGCAAATAGTTTTTGTAGCTCTGTAACAGTGGTTGTTTCTAAGTATAAATTAAAGTTTCCACGCTTTGAGTATGGTCTTTGTGTTATTGTATAATTACCAAAAGCATCAATAGTTTTTAGAGAGTAATCAATGTTTCCCACTGAGCTTCCCCACTGACTGTCGCCAATGAACTTCTGCTGTCCCATTACACAAGTGCCGATAGAAGGAGAGAACCCTGTATCTGTCGCAGTTATTTCAAGAGATACATTACTGTATGGTGGCAGGTCAAATAGCACTAAGTCATTAGTTCTGACAATAGGCTCAAAGAAATATGGATACCAGTCAATAATTCCTGAGTCTGATATTAATGAAACTGTGTTATCATAGACAACTCCCTCAATGGCGTCTGTAGCCTTTACTCTGACAGATGCTGCACTTATGTTAATAAATGCCACGCTGTCAACAACAGAATTTGATTGAGTTGTTGTGACAATAGTGTTAGGATTTGTAGTAGTAGTCCCTACAATCTTATCAAACATTTTCCAACGGTTTGTATAGCCTATATTCAACCACTTTGATGTGTCTGTTACAGGTTGATTTAAGTTTGAATTTACAACAGATTCATACACTTGGTGGGTTGCCACCACAATCACTCTATCACCTATTGAGTAAGTTGTGGCAGCACTCCAAGCAGCATAATCTGTCTCTGGGACATTAGAACTCAGCAATATTGAGTCTGTTATCGCTAGAGGTCTGATTATCTTCATTTCATCTTTCTATTAATTAAATCATTCAACTGATTAAACGACTTGAACTTGAACAGGAGTATTAGCAGTATCACCTTTTACAATCAAACCATTGACATTCCAGTTATCAACAATCTTATAAGTTTTTGTAAGTTTGTCTACAACAGCATTGGCTTGTGCTCTAGCTTCACTTCTCAAATCTTTAAGCTCCTGAACAACTTCTCTCATCGAATTACCATTCAAGAGTTCTTTAGTTTGAGCAGCGTTGTAGACATGAGCAGGAGAGCTATCAATCAACTCAGCACCTACTTCACCTACAAGAGCCATACCACCTGAATGGAAACCACCGTCAGCAAATGCAGGAATGTTAGTTCCTTGTGCTGCTGATAAAGAGCTTCCTGTGGTGACCAAACTTCCCATCACTTGTGCTCTGATTCTATTAAGTTCTTCCATAGAAGATGCTTGAGAATCAGCCATAGCTAACAATGCTTGAGAAATAGCAGGAAGTTGTTTAGCGGCCTCTATGTCTCCAGCCCTAGCTTGAGCAGATGTTGTAGCAAATGTTGCTTGTAGACCTGCATAGCTTTGTGCTGTGTTTCCAGTGAGAAGCCCTTTGATACGCTTAACTTCAGCAAACAAGCTATCTGTCACAGATTGCCAAGCACTTCTAGCTGTGTCAGCTGCTTGTTTGGCAGCATCTCCAGCAGCCTTAGAAGCACTAGCAGCAGCACTTTCAGCCTCTGCTTGATCTTGCAAGGCATAGATGCGTAACTGGAAAGGTCTTAACGATTCGTCCATTGCAGCCAACTCGTCAGCACGTCTAGCATTTAATGCACCAGCTTTATCACCTGTCAACTCCATGATTTGTATTTCTAAACCTCTTCGCTGACTAGCAATCGCATTAGCTTTTTCTAATGCGGAAGCTTCATCTTGAAGGGCATAGATACGGTTCATCTGAGCTTGGAGGGTAGCATCTGTTGTGGCAAGTTCCCTCTCTCTACTAGCAGCTAAATTCTCAAGAGAAGTGTGTTGTAGCTCATACTCTTGTATGTCCATTTCCTTGCGCTTGCTGACCAAATCTGCTGCAGACAATGAAGCCTCTGTAGCAGGAACAATCTCAGCATAGGCTTCTGATAATTTCATCAGAGACACATACAGTTCGTAGTTACCTTCTCTATTGGCCTTCTCGACTTCAGCCCTAAAATCAGCCCTATCAGTTGGCATTTCTATTCCAAGTCTGGCAAGAGCCTCTGTCATAGCTGTAACAGCTTTAGCAGACTTTTCACCTTCTGTGTAGAAATTATCATAATAGGAAGACGACACTTCTTGAAGCTTGTCAATACCACCATACAAATCTATTAAGGATTGTGAAGCTTTGATACCAGCTACGTCTAGTGTGAATAAACTATGACCAAGTTGAGTCATTGTCTCGTTAGTGACAATCATCTCACTAGAGATACGCACTAATGTTTCAAAAGCACCTTCACCCACTTTAGCAAACTCTAACAACCCAGACATCACACTAGAAGCCATTGTGTCAGCAGCTTTGGAAATAACACTGTTGATAGCTTGGGCTAGTGCATCGCCTGAAAGTCCTTTGAGAGAAATACTTGCATCAATTACTAAGTTCTTCAAAGCATCGTCAACTTGTGCAGCAGATACTCCAAGACCTTGAGCTGCAACTTTTAGAGTTGCTTCTAAGCTTGTAAATATCTTGCCGAACTGTGTAGAGAGTTCTGCTCCGACACCTTGTGTTTGTACTGAACTGGAAGTACTCTTGCTAAGACCAAACCAGCTTGATTTAGTTGTATCAACATTCGCGTATTGATTAACACCTTGACCAGCTTGCAATTGGCCTAGAGTACCTTGTACTTTTAAACCAGCGTCTGTGATATTCTGGGTTACTTTACCCCACAGATTGTTAATAGCTGAGGAAATTTTACTCCCTAAAAGTGGCCCGAATAATGCTTTTGTTACATGAGTCATGGCACCAGATATCGCATCTGTTGCACTACCTTTAGCATTAATTTGACCTTCTTTAATACCAAAGCCAGTACCCTCTGTTAATCCTGTTGTCTTCACAATTAGGTTAGCTAACCCTGACATTGACTTATCAATACTTCTTAATGATTTCATCATATCAGACGTATGAGACAATCCTGTGTCAGCATACTGTTCCATCATCTTCAAAGAGTTTTCAATTGAAGCAGATTTGGCAGAGCTATCACCAAACACTGTTCCAGTTCCTTGAGTTTTCTGAGCGTCTGCTGCTTTGGCTCCACCGCCAGAACTGCTTTTAAATCCTCCACCAACAGCAAAACCCAGTGTAGCAACTGCAGCAGCCATAGCAGCCATCCTTGCAAACGCTGTATATGGATCACCATTAGCTTGATTTAGAACAGCCTTTACCGCCATCTGCCCCATTTCAATTAAGTTCATTGCTACTTGAGCTGCATGAGCTGTTTGTGCAATTCCTTCCATAGTTTTGTAACCATTGCTTCCTTCTTCAAAGAAGCCTTTGGCTGCACTAGCCATGTCACCATACGAAGCTATTCTATACTCAGTTTCTTTGTTGCTGATTTTCTCTGTGTACTCAGCAAGCTCCTTAGAACCTTTTGAATACTTCTTATTAGCAGCTTCGCGAAGGTCGTCTATGTGAGCTTGTTTAGCCCCATAAGTGTCAATAGCTTTAGCGAATGGCTGCAGAGCAGCAGCAGCCCCTTTAAACGCACCTTTAATAGAATTAGCCCACTTATCTACTTTAGAAGGATTAAAAGCCTTGTCAAGTATGTCCTGCGCTTTCTTAGCCTCTTCCAGACCACCAAGCTCTGTAGTTAAACCAGCAGCTTGCTTCTTAGCCTCTATTAAATCATAGGCAGCTTGTATCTCATCAAGAGTTCTGGCAGTACCTTTCTTAGATGTTTCAATAGCTTGCAAATCAGCTAATTCTTTAGCCTCTACAGCACCCTTAGCCATTCCAAAAGTGTCTACTAAACGTTGCAAGTTTTCAGCTTCAGCTTGTGCTGATTTGACAGCTTCTTGGCTAGTTTTTAATCTTGAAGCATAAGCTGTTGCAGCTTCCTTAGTTGCTTCATTCTCATTGAATAGGGCATTAACAAGGACAAGCTTGGAGATTGCGGCTTCGTTATCAGCAAGTCTTGCCTTAGCTCCTGCTACATTTTTCTCTTTACCTAAAGCTAAATTCTTAGAAATAACTTCGTTTTCTTCTCTGTGCTTCTCTATAGATTTCTCCATAGGTGATAGCTTTGCACCAGCGCCCTCAGCAGCAAGTTGTTTCTGCAGCTCAAGCTGTTCTTGCATCATTACATTAGCTTTGTTCAGAGACTCTAGTTGTACTGTGAAGTGCTTCTGAGTGTTCTTGTCAGCATAACTCTTCTTAATCGCTGTAACAGCTTCTGCATACTTCTCAGCAGATAATCTAGTCTTATCCAGAGCTTCAATCTCAGCTTTCATCTGACCAGCTTTATTTAAATCATACTTAGCATTTATCTCAGAAGTATATTTAGCTTGATTAGAATTCTTTACAGCCAAGTCTAGTTCTTGTTTCTTTAATTCTGACAGTCTGATTGAATTGTCAATTTCAGCTTTTTGAGAGATTAATACTTGCATAGCTGCTGTGCCACCGATTGTCTGTCTTGCAGACTCTTGTTTAGCTAGAGCAATAATACGAGCATTTATGTCAGCCAATCGACCTTCATTAGCTCCACCTTCTTTTAGATTCAGTTTATCCTTCTCCTGAATAACACCTCTAATTTTATCAATCTGCTTTTGGTATGCCTCTGTTTCAGCGTTAACTTCTTTTACCATATCAGGGATAGATTTAGAGAGTTCTTCTGTAGACTTCTTAACTTCATTTATACCAAAGCCATATAAATTCCAAACAGCTATACTGGCACCTACTGCAAATGCTGCTGCAGATATTGCCAAGCCAATAGGAGTTTTACCAAGCAGACTCATAGCCACTTCAACCAACCCTACTGCTTTAGCTAATTGTATTAGAGACAAGGCAGCTCCTGCAGCCCATCCAGCTAGGCCAAAAGTTACAAGTCCTGAAATTATTACACCGATAGATTTTAAATGATCTATGATAAATACTAAAGTACCGCCTACAGCTTTGGCTAAAGTTGGCATGTAGTCTACTAAGTCCATTACAGCTTTTGACAGCTTTGAACCTAATTCAGAATCTTGTCCAAGTTCGCCTATAGCTTTAAACCATGCATTCTTTACCATTGTCATAGCACTATCAACAGTGATAGGGAGTGACTCAAAATCCTTGCGCATTTGTGGCAAGGCATTCTTCATGGCATTAGCTAATAATTCTCCTGTAATAAGTCCTTGCGAACCCATCTTCTTAAGAGTTTCTGTGGTGTTTTCACCCCATTGACCTGTCCTACGAAGCTCAGTTTCAATTGCTCTTAAGATGATTGGAGCGCCCTCAGCCACAGCATTAAATTCAGCACCGTTCAGCCTACCAGCATTCATAGATTGAGAGAACTGCAGCATAACAGAAGAAGCCTCAGCAGCTGTACTACCGCCAAGTTGCAAGGCAAGTCCCATTCCTTCAACCATACCCATTGTATCTTTAGCTGACTTTCCCATCATTTGCATTGGCAGAGCCATACGAGTATAGAGCTTTGCGGCATCTTCTAATGGCACACGTATCTTCTGAGCTAATACAAACAAGTCTTGCTGAATAACTTTAGCAGCTTCCATAGAGCCTGTTGTGAGTTTCAGCTTCGCTTGCATCATTACCCAAGCATCTGATTGTTCTATGATACCTTTGGCAAAATTAACACCAAGATATGCTGTTGCTGCCACAGCCATAGACTTTAATGTGTTGTTCCAAATAGAGCCACTAGAATGTGCTGATCTTAAACTCTCTTCATTTTTTTTAGTTGCTTTCTCTAAAGCTATTGCAGCTCTCTCAGACTCTTTCTGAGCAGATGCTTGTGCTTTGTATATATCAACTTGCTTACCAAGAGCTGCAGCTGTTGCAGTCTGAGCAGCATCTAATTGCTTAACAACGGACATATATCTTGCAGTTTCCTCTGCATTCTTACCCATTGTGTTAGCTTGTTTGTCAAGCTTTGCTAAGTATTTCTCTGTAGCAGATGTGGAGGAATTTGTAATAGCTGGAAGTTTTGCTTGTGAGACTAGAAATTGTTTAGTTTCTGAATCAACACTCTTAGCTGCTATTGCTAAGTCTTTTAAACTCTTAGTGGCATCATCAATACCCTTTGATTTTACTTCTATTCCAAGTGCACTGACATTCATTCCAGCCATAATAATTCCTATTCTTTATTCTTGAGTTTTGCAAAAAGACTCTTAACACTGCTTGCCACTTCATCCCTCACCAATTGAGTTACCTCTAAAGTTTTACTATAAGGTTGTGACCTATTTGCATCTGATGCTTGATTGTATTCATTAACATAAGCCTTGCTCATGTTCTTTAATGTATTAATTTCCCACAATGAGAAGTCTCTCTGTGTGCATGATATCCAAGCCTTGAGTTCTTCCCAAGAGAGTTCTACCATACCTCCCATATCACTAGAAGACATTCCACTCTCAAAAAAAAGAGGGACTAGATATTCAGCCTCACAATCTGGTAAGCTCAATTCTAGTCCCTCTTTATATTTTTCTCTTAGCTCACCAATCCTAGACATCCTAGCTTCTTTAGGAGTGGCATGATACCACCCCAATTGACGAGCATAGAGTTCTAGGCTAGACTCAGCACTTAGATAAAATTTCCAATGTCTTCTACAGCAGCGTCTACAGCTTTACGAATCCAATCTAAATCATTGTCATTATAGAGCTTGCGAAATTGTGCAGGAGTTGTAAGATTCTCTTCACCATCATATTCCAAGTTAGCGGTGCTTACAGAGCATGCTACCAAGATTTCAGTGGCATCAGAGTTCATCTGAGCTGGTGTATATTTCTTCTTCAGATTCTCAAAGCGGCGAGCTTGGATAGCTTCAGAAGCATTACGATATTGTTTGGAGTTCTTACCGTAGATTGTAATTGTGACAGGCTTCTCTTTCAAGTCGCCATCTGCAAACAGCAGATCACCTGTTTCTGGGTTTGTCAATTGCAAGTCGTATGTAGAACCTGATTTTACTGCTAATGTTGAAAGTTTGAAGCTCATGTGGGTGTTCCTTTATGTGATTAATATTATGGTTTATTAGGTAGCTCTTTGGCTATTGCTAATTGGTGATTGCTGGTGGTTCTAATATCAAGGTAGCAATTCTTGATAATAATACTGGTAAATTCACTTCATAGAAGCATTCTGTATAACCTGCAAACTTATTCTCGTATTGCTTATGAGTTGTTCGTAGTTGTTTGAGAAGTAAGCTCTCGATATTCTTAATCTTAGTACCTGAGTCTCTAACTGTGTAAATTACCTTAAAAGCTTTTCCACTATCATTTCTTACTGCTGATAATCTTTTACCTATTTTGGAATTAGTAATACCAACTTTAGTAATTTCACCATCACTGAAGACATATAGAATACCTTCTTTAGCTGTCTTGTATCCTCCGCCTTCTGAACACATCTGACAACCAGAACCTCCGTTACACAAGAGTTCTCTAGGTATTTTTACAAAATCACCATGTATTTGACAGGTCAGTGTTACTTCTGTCCAAGAGTTTTTGTAGATAATTTTATCGTAGTTGTATGTATCATTTCCAACAAGTTTCTTGTGTTTAGCTACAAGTTCTTCTTTATTACTAGAATACAAATTACTCATACGCTCACATCGGCATTTTGAACAACCTACACCTCTCATGTGATGATTTGGCGTTACTGAAAATATCCCGTGTTCCTTGCATAATATATCTACTTTGATATGAGAAAACTCGTAATTAGTTGGGGAATAGTCGTAGAGGTTATTGTGTGTTTCTTCTGAACGTCTAATAAACTCTTGTTGTGTTAATTTCTTCATATTAAAAGACAGGGGATTTCTCCCCTGCATTACCTTAATATACCGGACTGTCAATCTCAATGTTGGCTGTTCCGCCAACGATGGAATCAACACTACCAATTTTCTTAACGAAACTCACAACTTGACAAGTGAAATAAGATGTAGTACCATCATTTTCAACGATACGCATTGCATAGCTTAAATCAGAATCGGAAGCTGTCTTGAGAATAATCTGACCAGCATCGCTTGTTTGACTAGCAAACTCAAAGCTCATAGTACCAGCATCATAGGAACCCTTCAGTTTACGAACATTCCGGTCACCAATTGGACTATGTTTAACTACATTGTATGTTTTACCAAAGTCACCAATTGATACAACTTCACCAATTGGTGTGTAAGTTTTTGCAGACAAAGTGGACAGATCAACTGTACCAACCATTGCCACTGCTGCGATAGATACTGTAGTACCTGCTGCTGAATGAATAGCCATATTTAATTCCTTGTATTATTTAATTGTTTAATGTAATATGCTATTAAGCGTACACAGTGATTTTGAGAGTAGCTGCACCAGACAATGTTACATTGTTAGCTGCTGTGGAACCTGCCAGATACGCAGTGATTTTATCAAGGTTGATAATCTTCTTAGCTGCTGCTGCAACTACGATTGACAAACCGGCTGACAAGTCGATAGTGGTAGAAGTACCAGCTACAGGGTAGGTTGCTGAAGGGGCTGTACCTTTGATAACAACTGTCAAAGAACCACCAGTGGTGTTGTCAAGTTCTACCAATTGGTTGGTGCCTGCAACGTATGTCATTGTATCTGAGGCTGAAGCTGTGTTGACTGTTGCTGTAACTGTGCCATTTACACCTTGCAGAGCTGTTGAAGTTAAAACTGCCATTTGTATTTCCTTTTAAATAATTTGCCTTTCGGCTAGAACCCTTGAAAGGGCAAATTTACTAATTTTCGTATCTGTATCTAAATCTAACAGGAATAATCCTGAAATCATTTACTACTAGATGTGGTAGCATGCTTGGAGTCTGCTCTACACTTACAGGGCTAAACTTTGGAATGATTGGGAACAAATTCACAATATTCTGTGCTAATGTTTCTAGCGTAGCACTACCGTGTCCATCTCTGCCGTAGCAATTTATCTGCACCATACCAACACTACGAATCTTTTCACCGTCAATGGTTCTATTAATCGTAGTTGATGGTATAATGGATATTTGAAGCCATTGTCCAGAAGTAGGCGGAGTGAATGGTATTCCTTCATAAGCAATCGGTATAACTTGAAGGTCTGCCCATGCCTTAAGTCTCGTTTCAAAGACTTGTCTTATTACATTCATGTGATAGCCTTATAAGAATTTTGCAGCAGCTTTTACAAGTGCTTTATCAACCATTGCATATTTTGTGGCTCCATTCCAAGTCCATTGCCCAGAAGACTCACCTTTAGGCCAGCCAAGAGCCTCAACCCTGTAAGCATAATCGTGATTATTAGTTAGTGTGACAACACCATCTTTTTTAAGGAAGGCTTTGTAGTCTCTGACATCATAAATTCTATTGTAGCTATCAGCACCGTAATCATCAGTTGTTGTGCTTATATCTGATGAGAATTTATTCTGTGCTGGATACCAAGAATTTATTAATTGACCAGATGAGTAATCACCTGTAGCTGGATTTGGAGATTCTAGGACAACATCTTTGAATATCTCCACACAAACCATGTTGAGATTGTCATTAACTTCCTGTAGGACATTGGCAATATTATTTTGTATTGATTGTGCAAAATTCATAGTTGCCTTTAATTGTCCGTGATTATAGCATGAAGGTTGTATTTTGTCAAGAGATTATTAACGTTGCTTACAAGATAATTTAATAGTTCTGCTATCAGTTCTTGTTAATGAAGTTGTAATAGTGTTAGTTATCTTATAAATATTGCCAGCAACACCTCCTGTTACAAACAATGAGGTTATACCTCCTGCTATTTGTTCTAAGGAAGCTACTAGAGGACTTTCAACTGTCCAAGTGCTTGTGGCAATAGTTTCACCACTAGCAAGCCATCCAGAGGATGCCCAATCAAATCCATAGTCTAAACTGGCAAGTGGTGCATGATCAAATTCGTGATCGCCATCTGCATTGAGCATTTCACCTCCTGTGTTGAGTGTGTAAGTTATTGTTAAGGTTGAGTAGTCTGAAGACTCTGTTAGTTGTGCTGAGATGTTTATAGAAAGACTCAGTTGAGATACAACAGAATCTGAAAGCTCTTGTAGGTTACTTTGGATGTCTATAACATCGGCTACAGTAATAATAGTTGAAGTAATTGTGTCAGACTCTTCAAGAATACTTACTGTTACTGTTGCAGCACCTGCAATTGTGAGAAGGCTACTAGTTAAAGTATCACCAACCTCAGTTAAGGAAGAGGATACATTTGCAGAAACAAAAACAGCGGCACTTAAAATATCGGAAGACTCTACACTACTAACTTGAGTTGTAATAACTAAAGCAATAGTGGTAGAGATAATATCTGATCCCTCTATAACAGTGAAATCTATGGTGTTACCTGTTGCTATATCTTGTGTGTTGCTTGAAAATACAGCGTCAGACCCAATAAACTGAGCGGAATATACAGCAGCCATTATTGCACCACTACTACACCACTAAAGGCTTTTGCTGGAGGTACTTGGGTATTAGTTCCATCGGAGTCTGTAACAACTAGCCAACCTAAACCACTCGCTGGAAGTGTTGTAGCAGGGATTACTAATGTCAGCAAACCAGACACATCTGTAGTAGCCCCAACACCTGATGAAGCGGGTGCAATAAATGCAGTAGGGGACACATTATCGAATAATGCCCACTTCAACCCTGTCAAATTGGCAATAGGTGTTCCAGAGGATGTTACCAGATTCATCTGAACTTTTCTAGCATAATATGCAACATTCAGTGTATTGAAAGCTCTAAGCCCCACTTCAATAGTTTCAGCCCCTGTAGCACCATAGTGTACTGAACCTGAGAAGGCTCCGTTCATATCCGCTATTCCTACCACATTTGCATTGGTAGTTGCTACATTTGCAATTGCTGCATGGATTGCATTAAAACCTGTATCACTTGAAGATGTCCCACCACTACCGACTGCACAGCCTGTGGAATTCAGGTTCATCAGAACCCATTTCTTACCTGTACGAGTAAACCAATCATCTACTAAAATATTGAGAGAAGATTCATAGGATGAACGAGTTGTACCATCCCCGCAGTTTGTCTCTCCTTGCCACCATAGAGCTGCTTTATATCCACCTATTGAGGTAGCTGTGGCAAGTGCTGCTCCATATAACTGTGTGGTAGCTAAATTTACAGCCCACGCTGCGATGGAGGTAGAACCCATTGCACAAGGTATGAATGCACAAGGAACACCTACTGCCATTATTCGGGTTGCAAGATTTCCGAAGTAAGATCCTAATGGGGTAGGATCGGCATGAACTGAATATATAGCTCCTGTTGCGTCATCGAACTTAGTACCAGCAGTCTCAACGTTCTGTCTCCATGTCCCTGCTTTGTCTCTCTCGATTGGTATCCAAGAAGGGTTCCCAATAGGTGCAACAGCAGGGACATATATATTTGATTTACCAACATGATTCGATTGACCAAGAACTAAGTAGACATCTCCTACCCCAACGTAAGCCAAGCTTGCAACAACACCTGTTGCATTTGAGAATCTTATACTTAAATTTCCTTGACCAACACCAGACAGAACAGTAGTGGTATCAAATACTCCTCCTGTTGGTGAAGCTACCAGTGTTGTCCATGCACTGCCATTCCAACTTGATTCTATGCTGGTAGGAGTTCCAACATAAGTACCAGTAATACGAATAGTTGCATTATTTGAGGCGTCACGTTGAAATAGTCTATATGGTACTGCCGCTGTTGCAGGTGTACCGGGGACAGTGAACGCAATTGAATTTGCCACTACTGTCAAACTTGTAACCGTAGTCAATACAGCTGGTAAGTTCTTCCACCTAACTGTTAATGTACCTGTCCCTACGCTCTGCCCAGACAAGACGCCACTAAATGTACCACCTGTTGGAGCTACAGCAACATCAGCGTATGCTCCACCATTAAAGGATGCCTCAATTGTGGTTGGTGTGTTTCCACCAGCGTATGTACCAGTAATTGTTATATTAGTTCCAACTGTAGAGCCATTTGTCGGTGTTGAAACTGTTATAGAATCTGCTACTGCTGAGTTTGAATAATAAGAGTATGGATTAGCTGCATGTGCTCCAACCTCAGCAACTGATAGCTCGCGTGTCCAGTAAATATCATCTAAGAGGATAAAGTCTTGTTCTGCACCCGCTGAATTATCGTACAAACCTGCAATGGTTGCTTGATTTGTCGTGGCAGCAAAATTCTCAGTATCTCCAGAGACTGTTTTTACCAGTGTACCATTGACATAAAATTTGACTGTCCCACCAGCCGCACTTCGTGTGATGTGCAAGTCAACTACAGAATTAATGGCGTTTGCAGGATTACCGGCATCGTTCCAATTCATTTTTGTAGTGCCAGCACCAAAATATGGATACAAACAATATCCCGTTCCAACTACTTCATAGACGCCAAAAGTAATGGCTGACTGTGCATTTCCACTATTCAAACGACCAACACTACGAACTACTGTATTTGCTGCAGCAACTGAAGGCATACGCATGCGCTTCCATACTGAAAACGCACCTGTGCCGACTGCCATACCGAGAGAATTTAAACTTGGTAATGTGTAGTAAATATTATGGACTGTGCGACCATTTGAGGTATCTCTCCCTTTACCTGCTGATGTTGTGACTATTGGTGGAGTTGTTCCAGCTACAGTCCAGTGCCTAGAATTTCCACTATTATCTTTACCATTTGAAGTTGCTGTGCTGCCATCCTCAGAAGCCCATGAATATGCAGCGACAATACCTGTGTTCAATGCATCCGCGGTGAGTGCCAGAGGTTCAATTCGTTGACTTCGTAATACGGGCATAAATATTCCTTAAATTATTATTGACAAAGGACATTAACTGCCCTAATATTCTTACCAACATACAATGCCCTGATGTCAACGGGTACTTCTACGAATCTAGTATTCTCAAATACTGTCAAGCATCTTCTATCAACTTCTACAAAGGATATTCTTATGTCTTCTGCTATAACAGCTACTCTACAAGGGTCTACTGCATAGTTAATAGCGTCTGTGACAGTTATTGTGCTTTGTAACGTGTCATCCGTTTCTACAACACTTGTAGCTACTGTTATTGAAATATTTGATACAGAAACTAGCTCATCTGCGTCCTCGTTATTAGAAGATGATAAAGTTATCAACAAACTTAAAGATGAGGCTGCTGCGTCAGGTTCTTCAACGACATTGAACGAAACACTAGCCGGAGGCACAATTACAACTAAATTACTTGATAAGGTGTCTGAGAGTTCTGTAATATTTGAAGCAACACTGATAGAAGAAATAACACTAGCTAAGGCTGTGTCAGCAGCTTCTTGTAGCACACTTGACAGTATCACTGCTATAGACACACTACTGACAATCGTGTCTGGCTGTTCTAACACATTAAGTGAAATGTTTGCACTGGCTGCCACAGTTTGTACTGTTGATGCCAAGCTGTCAGAAACCTCGGTGTTTGCAGAAGTAATTGATATCTGTGAAGTAACACTGGATGACGCAGCATCCGAGGTTTCTGACAAACTAGATGATATACTTATAAGATTTGTAACACTTGACGACAGAGAGTCACTAGATTCTACGTTGTTGCTAGTAATACCTATGTTGGCTGTAGCTGCAGAAGATAAGCTATCACCACTCTCTGTGATAGCACCTGTTATAGCTACTGAACTTACAATACTTGCCGTTGCTATATCAGGTGCTTCTGTTACACTAACTGTAATTGTTGCACCAGCTACCACTGTCTGCACACTTGATACAAGAGTGTCAGGTGATTCTGTCAGGCCGCTGTTTATTGTTATTGGCGTTGTTATGGCTGATGAAACACTATCAGAAAGCTCTGTAACAACACCTACTACTTGAATTGAAACAACACTACTTGTTGTTAGTATATCTGGGGACTCTGCAAGATTAGCACTTACAGAGATTCCACCACTTGATGATAAAAGAGCTAATAATAACGACATCTAAAGCTCCTATACGATTAAGATATACTACCTGCTTCTACTCCTTTATAAACCTGAGATGTTTCATAAAATTGTGACATATTATAATATCCAACCGTAGTCAAAGGTAATGATGAATGTCACTACACCAGAGGTTGTTACAGCTCCTAAGTTCTTGGCTGCAATTGCTGTGAATTCTGAGGGATATACAGGGACAGACCTATCAAAATTTATTGATATAGTTTGTCCTAATGTTCCAACTGGTGCAGCAGCTGCAAATGTTTGTATTCCTAGTGGGATACGTCTAGGAGCTTTAGCAGCAGCTGCTTCAGTCGTTGCGAGAGATACGTTTGTATGTCCATAGCACAAACTAAAAGCATAAATAATAGGAGTAGCATTTCCTGCTAACACGGTAGTTACAACTGACTGGATAGTAACGCCACGAATGACAAGTTGTTTACCAGATATTGCAACAGTTGGTACAGGGTTTTGATAACTACAAACAATACCATCTGTGGCTACAGCTAGGGTTGGCAGAGCTGAGAATTGCCCACCAAGACCAACTCCAAGAGCTGCTGTGGTGTTAGTCATTACAGCACCTGCGCCAGCTGCTAAGGAGTTGGTATAGAGGGCTGTGGATCCCACTGTATGCCCTTGTTGACCTTGATGTCCACCTGTCAGCAGAGCAGCTGTAGCAGCTTCTGAACGCATGTTAGTGAAGCCACCACTGCTAATGAGGTATTCTACAACTTGCATACCTTGTACAGCCGATGCAGCAGTTCCACCTATGGAATGTCGAACAGTGAATGGAGCAGATGCACTGTAAATTGGTCTACGTGTAGCTGCTGACAATGAGATTTTACCCATTACTTGGAAGCTATTACCGTCCTGAATATCCATCCAAAACACAACAGATCTTGAGCTAGATGAGATAATTACGTCATACGCATTACCAAGAATAGGGCTAAATGCAGCACCTCCGCTGGCAACTACAAAAGTTCCAGTTGTTTGTTCTGTTCCGTTAACATTACTGACACCAAACAATCCTGTGTTGTTAGCACGGATGTACACACCATCTAAAGGTGCAAATGGAACTGTCTGAGCATTGGTAGATAAGCCGACATCCATTGTAGTGTTAGTCACAGCCCATGTACCAGTCCATCTAACTTTTAGGTAGACATAAGTCTCTGTTGCTGCAAGAATTGGAAAATGCTGTCTTGACTGATACAACACACCAGTGTTTAGAGTGGTGATACCCGAAGCATTTGTTGCCAGCTGACCACCATAGCCGAGTGTCATAGTTGTAGCTACAGCACTTGACAAGCCTGTGTCTTGAGCAGCATAATTGAAAACATCCCTTCCCAAAATACTATCAAGCTCTGTACGCATGCGATAGTCTTCTGAAGTTTCTGCAGCTAATAGAACAGGAACACCTGTTACCAAGCCTACATCAACTTCTGACATTGGTCGGCTGTATCCAGACTGTGCTACCACCATTGGGAGAGTTGTTTTGATATTACCATTTGCATCTACTACTGAGCCAACAATCTGAGCATCTAACGCCATATAATTCCTTTATAGTTTTAAGCCCACACCCATCGTAGCTTAAATTTTCCTGTTAATTTTTCTATTGATCTAGCGTAGATGGTGAAGCCAGTTGCATCTGTAGGGACTCCACACGAGACTCCCATTAATGTGGCAGCATAGGTGTGATCACTCAGAGTGTGCTCAGAAGAGGCTTCTGCCATAATCCAAGCTTCAGCAGCATTTGTAGAGAGTATTGAGGATTGCCCTGTTACGTCTACAAATGCTTCATTTGAACCAGCTCCAAAGTCTATTTCTATTGAACCTTGTGCGCTCATATAATTATTACGCGTTAGCTGCTGTGATCTGGAAGCCAGAAACTGTAATTCCTTGGGAAACAGCTAGTACAATATTATCGAAGACGAATGGGGTTCCAGAAGTTCCTGCCTCGCCTTGGATGTGTGCAACAGTTCCAGCATTGTCATAAATACGACAATAGCCTGCTGATCCGGCGCCTGAGCCAACTCCAGTCCAAGTACCAGCTTTAACTTTAACACCAGCAGAAGCAGCTGCCATCCAATCAGCAGGGAGTGTCAGAGTTGCTAACAATGTACCAGTTGCAGCAGCTGCACAGTTTGCTGGCATAGTACCAGTATAAATCTTCAACAGGGCTGTAGCACCTGTAGCAGTTTCGATAGCATCTAAACGTGCATTGTTGACTGTTTGTGAATATTGAAATGCCATGAGAATTTCCTTTAATTATTTGCGTATATGAAGTTCTAGGAGTACACTATTAGCACCGCTAGGGTTTGTATCTTTAAGGGCTAATATTTTCCATATTTCACCATTAATCTTAATTTTATCTTTGTTAGGCTTTACAACGGGCATGGTGTAACGTGTGCTAACTTTATTTCTGGGCTGCACAAAGCATTGTCTGTCGCCAGCTTCTATTAGTGTTCCTGTGTTAGAGCTAATACCAGCCTTAGAGGTTGGGTAGTCTAGTAGGATTGTATTCACTAAGTATGAAGTTTCTACAGGCTCGTAAATTCCTGTTGATGGATCATAAACAGGTGTAGATTCTATCAGCAGAGTTGCTGTACCTCCCATGTCAACCATCATGTCTGCTACAACACTGTCAAAGTCTGATAGCATACCCATGTTAGTACCCTGTGTATGGAAGTGTAGCACTAGGTGCTGCTAGAGCATCAAGAGCTAACTGCTGGCTTTGAGTACCATTAGAGTAGTTGTTGTTCCAGTCCTCCGTGAACTTGATCAAAGGATTAACATCTGTAGAACTACCGCTATAAGGGATAGGACTAATATCCATCATAAAGGCGGGGTTTGTGAAAGTTAATAATAAGAATTGTTGGTAGTTTTTGAAGGCTTGTTCACCGTATATCTCTATCTGCGATAGCTTCCTGTGCGTCTTGTGAGCCAGCATTCCAAGAAGGTATGATGCTATGATCTTGGCGGTGCGTATCAGATTGTTATCATTATCTGCTAGTGTCTGAGTGTATACTGAATCGGGGAGGAATGGGATGTCACCATAATCAGCCACCCTCAAACGCAGCTTACCTAAATTTGTTGTAGGATCAATATGTGCCATTCTTTTCCTTTTGTATAGTTATTAGTTCTTCTACTTTTGATAGGAGAGATTGGTAATCTACTGACAAGAAGCATTCTGAGGAACCTTCAAATTTTGCTTTAGGTTGCTCGTAGAGAGTTCTTAAATATCTCAGGGCTTCTGTTTCTACAGCATCTGGAATAGAGCCATCCTCGAAGTGATATTCTTTTAGGACTATGAATTCTGCTCCGAAGCTTCTGGATATAGTGTTAGCCCGTAGTTCAACAGAAATATTGGTAATTCCTACTTTAGTAATATCACCGGACTTTAAAATATATAGTATTCCTGCTTTGTTTGGGCTATATCCTGTCTTTCTACAGCTCGCACAACCAGAACCACTCATGTGATTTGCAGCAGATTGCATAAAATATCCAGAGTGGTTCTTACAAAATATCTTTACTTTATTGCAAGCACAGACATACTCTACAGACTCATAAGAGTAATTACCTTTGTGAACTTCGTTCGATCTACTTACAAACTCTTCTTTAGTTAGTCTGTTAGCACTCTCTATTCTTTCTTTAGCACACAGAGGACAGCCTTTACCACTAAGATGATTTATAGGTTTCTGTAGAAAATATTCAGAGTGCTTGTTACACCATATCTTTACTAGAACATGCGTTCCAACATATTCAACAGCATGATAAGAGTATCTTTCACCTTGGGCTTTTGTCGCCCTGTCCACAAATTTTTCATGTGTTAAAGTATTACCCGTAGACACAGATTCATACCTACATATAGGACATCCTCTGCCGCTCATGTGTGATGCTGCCGATTGTGAAAACTCTAAAGTATGCTTATTACAAATAATGATGACATGACCTGTATTTCTTGTGTACTCTGCTTTAGAGTAATTATACTTATCGCCATGTTTCAATATCGAATTTTCTATAAATTCATCTGTTGTCAATCTCTTAGACATTTAGTATCCTTATTAGAAAAGCCTTGTTAAAGGCTTTTCAGGTAAAGATGCTGGCAGGACTTACCCTGCAAAGACATCCGTATTAGTTGCTATTAGGCAACAGTTGCACGCACGACTAATTCAGGACGCAGGAGTGCTGAGATGTGGTTACTTTCTGATTCCAAGACAATAGATGAACCGTTCGTAGAAGGTTGCTCGAACAGATAGACCTGCTCTCCGAGCGTGTTCACCAAGGAAAATTTATTGGCAGGTGAGAAAAAAGTTTTGAAGGAGTCTGTGCCTGTAGGAACAAAAAATGCTTCATTAGCTGTAATCAATGGTGTACCATTAAATGAGTCGCGCATTTCAATGAAGCGAACGCCCATGAAATTAAATTCACGATGCAATGCTGTTACACTACCGCCAGGCGCTTGACGTTGACGCAGAGGCTCTTGGGTAGATGCATAATACTGGTATGCCTGCTTGATTGTGGCATGAGAAATCAATCCAGCAAAGAAGCCGGGTGAACACAAACCTACAATCCCAGTCAAACTTGTCATACCAGCATTGTCTTGGATCGCTGCGATAACAGCTTCAATTTTAGCAGCAACTTCAGTACCTGCTGTTCCCAAAATAAACGGGACAACTGTGCGAGTCACAGAAAATTCCGAGTTCCAATTCTGCGTGATTGTGCCAGAAGGTGCATATGCTGTTCCTGCAACAATTGCTTGAGCACGAGCAACTTCCAGAGTACGTGCGTGTGCTTTGCGCAGATACAACATCTTCTCAACGCGCTTATTAGCTAAAGTATCGACATCTGCCGCTGTGCCATAGGCACGCTTGCCTTGAATGTCTTGTGGTAAGATTTGGTCATCCAACGGGAAGTGAGGAACAGCGAATGTATGGATTTGTTTAGCAGCACCTTTAGACACGTTGTTACGATCACCACGTACACGGTCAATGATAACACCACCGTTTTCTTGACGAGACTCAAACGCTACTGTATGCTCTGCTACAGGGACTTCTTCAAACAAACCCAATTGACCAATAGTACCCCATTGGTTTTGAATTGTGGAAATTTCTTGTGTCCAATCGTCAACACTGAAATTATTACCAAAGCTACGTACAATCATTTTATTTCCTTTAATTTATTATTTGTATTGCAACCAGAGTAATCTAGTTGCTAATGAGTTCTAAGCTAGGGCTTAAACAGTAGCTTCTAGGAAGATACCAAGAGCCTTCAAAGAAGCATAAACAACACCCTTCTTAGTAGCATCGTTATAGGTAGCATCCAACAAGATTGCATCCTTCGACAGAACAACCTTACCACGTGTCAGTAAGAGTGCATTGACATCGGTAGCAGCTGCTGTTACAGTGGATTCAGTAGCACCGAAAGCATTACCAATATATACGCCTGCAGCAACTTTTGATCCATCAACTGCTGTCTCAACTGCAGGGATATACTTACCAGAAGCTGTGATCTTACCCATGATAGTACCTAATGGAATTGTAACAATACCTGCTGTATTAACTACTACAACATCATTGAACAACTCTGGAGACTCGGGAGCGTCATATTTTTTAATCAAGTCACTCAGAAGAGCGTAGCCAGATTGCGAAGCGATTATTGCCATTTTATATTTCCTTTAAATTATTTTGCAGACGAGGCTTGTTTAGCCTTGATGATTTGCATTTCTTTGCTTTCTACGACCTCTGGAGCTTTCGCTTCAGCAGTCACACCAGTTTCCTGAAACATTTGGCTAGTAGCCTCTTTATCAAGATTACTACTCATGCTTGAAACAACACTATCAAACGAAGCGTCATCCAATACACTCAATGTACTTAGCAAAGTAGTAGCTTTTTCAGTGCCTACAGCCATTTCCAAAGATTCTTTACGGTGAGCTAACTGCTTTGCAGCAGCAACAGCTACGAGTTCTTGTTTAGCAGCCTCAACAGCTAACAGAGCTTCTTGAGCTTCTGCAAACTTAGTTGACATCTCTGTAAACTTACTATTCAGTTCACTGAAAGCAGCAGTTTGAAGTGCAAGAGACTCCTGTGCAGCACTCAATTGAACAACCATTTCAGCGGCTGACAATTGTGCCAGAGCTTCTTCTTTCTTCATATCTACTTCCTTTTCACTCACGTTAAAAACCTTGTTAAATTCTTTTCGGATGCCTTTAAGCATTTGTAACTCCTTGTTTTGATACAATGTATTTTACGAATTCTCTGTTAGTCATGATTTTGTTTACAAGACCAATTTCAAGAGAGTCTTTTGCTAGGAATGTTTTAGCCTCAGTATCCTTGACAGATTGCTCGGATAATCCTGTATAATTTGATACATGGGAGATAAACTCACCATATAAGAAATCGACTTTCATCTGTAGATCACCTAAGAACTCTTTTCGGAAGCTTCCATCTTCTGCATAAGGAATCTTTTCAGATCCTGCTGTGATGAAGACTGGTTTAAGTCCTTCCTGCTCTAGTTGTTTAGACCTGTCGCACAAACTAATCAACACACCTATACTTCCAGTTTCTGCGTAAGGATTGCAAACAACCTCATCAGCTACACACGCAAACAAGTAAGCTGCAGAAGCTGCGCATCCTTGTACATAGGATACTAGAGTTACTCCTGCGTCATCACACATTGCTCTCAGGTCATTTGCACTCTCAAATGCTCCTGATGCTTCACCGCCGCCGCTGTCAATGTCTAGGATAATAGTTGTACAGCCAGATTCTATTAGTTCGTCAGCTTGTTCTAGGATGTCCTCGTAAGAACAACCCCCACACATTGCCTCCCATCCAGTGGGCTTGTTTGTCAAAGCCCCGTGAATCTCGATAACACCTACATTGTTGATATCATCTAAATCGTCAGGTTCTCCTTCGACTTCTGGAGTTTCTGGAACGACTGGAAGCACCATCAACCCTGCGTTACGAGAATTTAAGAAAGCCTCAATAGAGTTAAAACTTGATTGTGAGATAAGAAGAGGGGTATGGTACAATTGCTGTGTAAATCTTAGTAATTTATGTGACTTCATTCTGTTCCTTCTTGTAATTTTAACCAACTCATGTAGGCTGTATCTTCAGAAGGATTCCACCCTGACTTTATTTTATTTATAACCTTCATAACACTGTCAGAGCCAATGTTTAACATTCTACCAATACTCCTTCTTCCCATGCCTTGTTCAACTACAAAAGGATATATAATTAGTGATGACTTCCAAGCATCCTTATTAGAATAAGGATGCTGCCAAGGGAACTCAAAAGAATACTGTAACACCCCTCTTTTCCTATTTTCCTCATTACACTTACTTGTTCTTTTTTTACCTGTATTCTTCTTGGATACTTTCAATATATGATCAGGAGTATTTTCACAACCCTCTCTGGTGTATTTTCCACCTGTTGCAAGATTCCAACCAATTTTCTCAGAAGACCTAAGTGTGTTTTCCATGTAATAACAGTAGTCAATATCACCTGAAATTAAGGTGTCACAAACAAGTATATCTTTATGAGATTTTATGGCATTTATAATCCTAGTTATGCCTTTGGAGTTAGCAGCAGACAAGTGTCTAGTATATCTATCTTTCACAGAGAGGCTAGTTACTCCTACATACCCCTGAGTTAAAATATCTGTGTGAGTTGGTAGATGTATCCAATATACGTATGCCAAATTAATTCTCCTTATTTGCGACTGAAGTATCACCACTGCCGAAAGGATCTTTTGCTGTTCCGTTACCAGTTGGTGACTTCATACCTTCACCAGATTTACTTTGCACACCTGACATATTGGCTGGAAGTAATTCACTGTGAACTGGTTCGTCATCTGGAAGCGGTTGCACTCCCAACATAACACGAATTCTGTTCATCAAGTCTCTTGTCATCTCTACCCCACCAACAGCAAATATCCTCTGCACAGCAGAACTAAAATCTGTCAGATCAACTTCCTCTGTGCTCTCATAAGAGAATGTAGCCATGTTTTCACAAGACCATCCATTCATCTGATAGAGCATCTTCATCAGTGTACTATTGAGGACACTAGAAATCTCTTTAAGCTTTGAGTCTATTGCTAATGCTAGAATAGATGTCTTAGATTCTGCTAACGAGAAGCTACCACTGCCATCTGCGCCGAGTTTTAGTACGTCTACAGAGAGAGCTGATAGAATGTCTTGTTGCAATCCTTTAATGACGCTCTCAACGTTGTTGGCGTTACTACCTTTACTTTCAAGCAACGAGTAGCTGAACATTGGGAGCTTAGACTCAGGATCATATTGCTGGGGAACTAATAGCCCTGCAGTAGTGCCATTGTTATGCCCATCAATAATCTTCTTGAAAGCCTCTGCAGCAACACCTTTATCGGGAGCCTCTGTACCAGCTAAATACTGTGCAGGAAGCTCAATCTTCAACATACCCTTAGCTTCTTTAGCAATGGATATGAGTTGCTGCTCCTGCAGAAGAGTCATCTGCTTGTAAGCTAGGTAAATATTTGAGAAGATACTTCTACCTTCTGGATTACCTTTTGTTTGATTTGTGGTAAAATGTAACAGCTTGCTGTAAGGGATATCAATGAAACCATCAATGTCAGTACGATTCATGAACTTATAAGCATTCTCAAGATTACGAAGAGATTGCTTTACAGAGATTAATGTGTTACCATCTTCTGTGAAGTTCCAGCCTGATATTGTGTCTTGTGAACGTGTTGGAAGTTTTTTAATTCCTATCAGCCCATCATTGAAGGCGCTGCCATTACGTTTCAAGCGTCTGTATAACACCATCTCATTGAGAGCAAAGCCGTAACGTAATACTGGAATAACACTCTCTATGAAAGAAGCCCATGTGTGCTCCATATCATGCATCATTGTCGAGATGAGTCTTGCACGTTCTTTCTCGGTGCTAGTGGCATTGACAGGAGGGAGAACTTTCCAATTAACCCTTGTCATCATAAACCTATAGACATTCAAACAAGCCCCAACTGTAGGGTTGTTCTCAATTTCATTAATAGTCTTGATAATAGCTGGGTAGCGGAAGGCTCTTGAAGCTTCTTCTTGTATTTGTTTGTTCGATATTTTCAATCCACTGAAGCCTATTTCTGTTAAAGATAGTCTTGGGATTGTAGAGCCTTCGTCAGGCTGTGAAGCGCCAATAACGCCATCAGGCGAGTTCGCTGTAGGCATTGTTCTTGCTCCTATGAATTATTTCGTGGGATTATACCACAGAGTTGAATGTTTGTCAAGAACTATTTCGGTATAAATGTGATAAACTTGTAAATATGCCGAAATAGTTGTAAGACTAATAATATAAATGTACCTTTTAAGGTACTGAAGGTACGGGGCTAGATTGTGTTATTGGCGTTATTGAGAAGATTGGCATAGATTGTGACTTCATACAAGTATTAGCTGCGTCTGAAGTAGCATCCACAGGATCATCAAATCCACCGCGTCTACCTGTAAAATCCTCTAAGCAGGCAATATACCAGTTGTTCCATTCACCAGCCAACATGGAGCAATTGCCTGATTCACATAAACTTGAGAAAGGGCTGAATCGTGCCACTTTACCAGAGTGTCCAGACATCACACTAGATTGTGTAGGTATCCCATTCTCTGCTAAAACTTTACGGTAATAGGCGTGTGCTACAGATCCACCAGCTCCTGAGTCTTTTGGTAACACAATTTTTACATCAGCGCCATCTTCAATAGCAATTGCTATAATTTGCTTCAATACGCCATCTGGTCTGTCTCTAAATTTATATGCATCTAAGATATAGTAGTGGCCTGTTACTTTACCTTTACCAACTTTTACTCCGCAAGTCCAATCGGGATTAGGATTTGACTCAGAAGGGACAGTTGCAGCTAAGTCGTATCCACGCACAATAACAGACAGTTCCTCTGGGATTTCATTTACGATTGGAACCCAAGCACTTCTCCAAAGTTGGCTAGCTTCTTCTTTAGCATGCCAGCTTCCTAGATACAGGCGCTCTCTCTCAGTACGTTTAAGATTCTCAAGCCTCTCTACATAAGCAGGGTTTAGCACCTTCATAATAGGGTTATCACGGACAGTTGCACTGATATACGTGTATGTCTGGGGTTTTATTCCGTCACCATATGTAGCAATAAGCTCTTCTTTAGTGTCTGCAATAACAGTTACACCACCCCAAGTAGCATAATACCTCTCAATTCCTGACAGCTCTGGTTTAGGGATTCCTGTTTCAAGGTCGAGATATGGTTTTACGAACTGGTAAAGATAGCAGGTCATGCTAGGGTTAGCGGTTGCAATTAATTGGTGTGGAGCTTTTGCTTTAGACCTTATGCGAGATTCTAGGTACTTTATTTGAACATCAGAATGCCATTGAGCCTCATCGAAGATGATTAGGGATGCCTGTAATCCGTCAAAATTATTAATATCCCTGTCATGCTGGCACACTTTAAATTGTACTTGTGCGCCAGAGGGGAATGTTGCAGTCATTTGAGGGTGAGATTTAAATTCAGCTCCAAATTGCCTCCACATACTCTGTGCTTCCATAAACAAGCCTCCTGCCTGTGAAAGCTGTGTGCTTGTTTGTCTTATGAAAACTGCCCTAAAATTAGGGTCGTTAATATACTTCAATATTAACATCAATGCTTGGTGTGACTTGCCAGCCGGATATTCAAGTAAGTTCGTGAGGCTTACCCCGCAATTAAGCTGCTATACCTTCATATATACGTATAGAGTTGACTATATCATCATCCCAGTAGGATGCCTTCCGTTTCCACTCACTTGAGTGTACGAGCTTTCGCTCTAGTCGATGAACGTTCGCCTATAGGCGCTTCGCTGCTGATAACCCGCTAGGGCTTCCCAGTCAATTAAAAAGGTTTGCTCTACAGATTGCTCTGCAGAGGGGCATAGCAATTTTACCCTGCACCACCACCAAAGATCACGAACGAACTCTTGCAATTCAAGAACATCCTATGTGCTTCTGAGGCGGGTGATAATTTTATTTTACTCATTTATACTCCTTAAATTGGTTCGCGGGCTACCCTTACCATGCTCCACGAAATCGGCACAGCAAACTCTGTGCCCTCTCCACAAAATGCTATTAAAGCACTTACAGGAACCTCCTAGCTACTGAGGAGAGGCAGGATTACGCCCAGAGGTTCCTGTAAAAACTCTATAATACGAAAGTGGTGCTTACCCAGCACGAAGTGGTGGCTTGCCCGACCAGCACCCCAATCAAGGGGAAAGTCCCATAAGGGGAACTCTTGGAGCAGCCTGACGGATTTGAACCGTCTTCTTAACCTTGGAAGGGTTAGCCCTATCCCAGTAGGAAGGCTGCATAAATTGAATTTGTAGCCGCTGCTCACCGAGCAATTTAATTCAGCTAATAGATTATTACAAAGGATTTCATACCTTCTGCTGACACATTTAAAGGGTTGTGATTGTTTATGTCTTATAATTTGACAAATGACATAAACAAAAGCTCACACTTTTACCGAGTCTATACTCGCAACCTACTACAAAACTTGCTATGTCCACTACACTGTAATGTACAAATTGGTGGAGCTGGTAAGATTTGAACTTACGACAATAAGCCTTGTGGACTTTGGTTCTACCAGACTGAACTACAGCTCCGTACTCTAATCAACCTCTTGAATATTAGCAAAATCCAAGATAGGTCTACTATTAACAACACTCAAACTCTCCGCAGGACTGCCTTTATACTTATACTCTGCAATGAGTCTTGTAATATTATCAGTATTTTGTTTATCTAATACACTTACGTAAAATTCTAGTAGCTTTGTTGCACAAGCTAGTTTAAGCTTCTCATCTTGTGTTGTTTCCATTGTTGTTTCTAGCATATCAATAGCAGCATTAGACACTTTAGATAGCTTTTTAACAATAGTATCAAAACTTCCTTTTCTCTGCATGAAGCCAGAAGTTTCTTGGATTACACTAATTTTCTGTGTAGCCATAATATCTCCTTATATCTTCTAATAACGAATAGTAACATAAACTATCCATTTTGTCAAGTGTTTTATTACTTTGCCGTATATTGACAAATGAAGTCTCTCATGTTATCCTACACACTCACTAACAAATAGGAAAACTTATGAAAAAGAATTTTAAGTATTGGCTGTTGATCTGGACACACTTAATCACAGGAAAACGTGTAATAGATTTCATGGGAGCAACTTATATAGTCTATGGAAGAGTTGTCAGGAAGGTAGGAGACTACAAATGAATTTCGTTACAGCTTCATTACAAGATATTATAGAATTTCTTGACGCTTGTAAAAACTTAGAATACACTTCAAACACTCTGGTAATTGAGTACCAAGCAATCTCAGACAGTAAAACTGAGTTGAAAATTAAGATTGCTTATGAGATTGTCGTGGCTAGACGAGCTTGTAGCAAGGCTATAAAATACTTAGATAAGTACAAAGCTGAGTATGATTTTGAACAACATGTAGGAATTTAAGGAGAATAAGTATGAATGTATTTAATGTAACATTTAGAGGTTACGAAGGAAAGCAAGAAGTTGCTAAAATAGAAACACAGATGTCAAATGAGGAGCTTATTCATTTTACTTCTGATAGTGTAAAGAATTTCATATCTGAGAACCACCCAGAAGGAAATAAATTAAAACTCACAAATGCACTTGCCTCTGTCGGAGATTTTGCATATCGTAAAGGAGATCAAATTGAACTGTTTTAATGTAGAAGAATTTATCACAGAACTAGAAGAACTTGAAGAGGCTCTTGATATGCACGAGAGTTTGACAGCTATGCAACCACTGTATCAAGAAGGGGATGAGTATGTATGAGTTGTCAACCATAGTTACTGACTTCCCTGCTTTTAAGGTTCTTAATAGGCTTACGGGAGTAGAGTATCTTGGTAATATATCAACCTACAATCAGATACAGTATAAAATTGGTATCGAAGCTTGGCTAGAAGACTTTATTCAACTTAGCTGGCTTGACAGCAAAACGGTAGCAGAATCTTTAGAAATATGGGCTAAAGCATTAACACAAAAGGAGGAATTACAATGAACAAAGAAGGATTTTCACATAAACTTGAATTACTGTGTGCTAGTAGTGAAGAGGGGTTGCAGCTTGAGATTGATAAATGGGTTGCAGATGGTTGGAGTGTATATCAACCTATCACGGCTGAAATGTTCTGCTATTCAGCTAGTGTTATTAAATATACAAAGCTACCTATGACTCGCCATGAAGTGCTAGAGAAGGCTCGGGCTGCTCGCTCTCACTTGAAGGACAAGAATGCCTCAGAATAACCTCCCCAACACGCTAGAACAAGCCTTAAAACGCATAGAAGAACTAGAGGCTACCCTAGTAGCCTTTTGCTCTGGGAAGCTTCCTAAGAGCTATACACTACAACAGAAGCTCTTTCAACAATATGGCGAGAGACTTGCATACTTAGAAGATTTATATAAGAAAGGAATACTAAATGGTAGCTTCGATTAATGAACACACAAATGACAGAATTAGAGTAGGTACTAATAGCAGTGATACTTATGGGAATGCTTATGATTCTATTTTCAGGCAAAATACTGTAGAGTTGGCTGACACTAAGAACCTCTTGATTACACTGGAGAGTAATCTGCTAGATGATCTTATAAGTAAAACTACTAAGAATAGTATTTCAATTGATAGTTTCTTAGGAGACATTATTAAGAAGAATTTAAAGTTCTTGTAACACATTGTCAATACCTAGAAATAGGTATTTTCTCTTGACTTTTCTCAATTGCCATGCTACAATCCTTTAGTCAATGCAATAAGTTGACATTTATTAACAAATAGAAGTTTTTGAGATAGGATACATATTTTGAGCCATAATGCATCGCGTACAAGAAAACGTAAAGTAAGAGAGGAAGTAAAGCCTCCAATTAAAAAAGTGTTTTTAGAAAAAGCTAGAGAAGTTGTTCTAGCAAAGGCTATATACCCACTGAATGATAGACAGGAGGAATATTTTCAAGCACTGAAAGAGAAAGACCTTGTAGTGGCAACTGGTCTTGCAGGAAGTAGTAAAACATTTGTAGCTTGCTGTTTTGCTGCCGATGCCTACACACTTGGAGTAATAAACAAAATTGTACTTGCACGACCAGCTATGTCGGAATCTAAGAGCCTAGGTTTTAACAAAGGAGATTTGAATGACAAGATGAAACAGTGGGTAATGCCTATGTTGTCCGTGCTATACATGAGAATGGGTAAAGTTGTTGTAGATATGGCAATTGAGGAAGGTAATATTCAACTACAACCACTGGAATCTATCAAAGGTATGAGTTTCGGGAAACAAACATGGGTGATTGCTGATGAAGTAGAGGATTGTTCAATTGCTGAAATCAAATCTATCATTACTCGTAATGGCGGTGCAAAGATGACTTTGTGCGGAGATGTTACTCAGTCTTGTTTGAAAGAACACAGTGGTCTTAAGGTATTGCAAGATTTGATAAGAGGAGATAAACGTTTGCAAGACTCTGCAGCATTGATTGACTTTGATGAATATGATCACATTGTACGTAGTAAATTGTGCAAAGATTTTATTATTGCTTTTGATAAGGCTGGATATTGATATGATTTCTCCAGAAAATGAATTAAAAATAAATAGCCCCTTAAATAAAGTCAGGAGAGCTTGGAGAGATATAAAATCAAGATGTTATAAAGAGACTCATAAAGAGTATAAAAGATATGGAGGAAGGGGGATAACTATACAAAATTCTTGGCTAAGTAATTCAAAAGGTTTCTGTAATTATGTAATGAGTCTCCCAGACTTTGATCTTAAATATAGCTTAGATAGAATCGACAATAATAAAGGTTATGAAGAAGGTAATCTTAGGTGGGCTAGTGATGCACAGCAAACTAGAAATCAAGGAAAGCAATCTAACAACACATCAGGTGTTTGTGGTGTAACTTGGTATTTTAATAGGACAGGAGGGACTCGTGCTATTGCTTGGTGGTATGATTTAGATGGAAAACCAAAGAGTAAATCGTTTCCAGAGAAGAAGTTTGGTCTGCTCCCAGCTTTTAAAATGGCTGCAGAGCACAGAAAAAGTATGATTAAAGAACTAAATAGACAGGGTGCAGGATACTCTGAAACACACGGAAACTAAGGAGAACCTAATGAAGAAATTAGCAAAAGAAACACTAATCCCTTTGGATTTTATGAAACCAGTAGGTTTTGAAGTTATATCAACTCCTGTAGCAATGTCATACGTTGTCAATATTGATGAAGACTTTGACCACACTAATCAATTTGATGATGTTGTGCGAGTTCTTGAGAGTGCTGGTGATAATGATTACATGCGTATCAACCTTAGCTCTAACGGAGGTGCTTTGTTTGCTGTACTGCCGTTGTTAGGTGCTATGCAGATGACACAATGCCATGTTCATGTTCATATTTGCTCAGATGCTTCGAGTGCTGCAACATTTGTGGTCATGTTAGCTGATAGCGTATCAATTAATGATTATGTGACTATGTTATTTCACAATGTATCCTATGGAGTTGGTGGTAGTGGCGGTAAAGTAGCAGCTAATGTCAAACACACAATAAAATCTAGTGAGAAGATACTACGAGAACTCTATTCAGACTTCTTCTCAGAAGAGGAAATTTCATTGCTCCTAGCTGACAAAGACTACTACCTTGACACAGAAGAATTCTTGTTACGTTATGAAGCACGTGAGAATATTCGTAATGAGAGGATGGAAGCTGAGATTGCGAAGAGGGTGGAAGAAGCTGAGAAGAAGGTTGTTAAGAAGAAAGTTGCAAAACCTAAGAGTTTAACACTTGATAAGGCAAATGACATGATTGCTGAGTTGTTAGCTAAGAAGTAATTATAGAGCCTCTCAGCCTTAATTGGTTTGAGAGGCTTTGTTGTATTGACTCCCACAATTTATGGTGTTACAATACACTTTTAATAAAAGCACTAAGTGTATTAAGGAGGAACAGATGAAAGTCGATGTACAACAAGCACACAAGCTAAGAGAAGAAGGCTGCACATATAAAGAGATTGCACAAACAATTGGTTGTAGTGAGGATTGGTGTAAACGTAACCTTAAGTTTGTAGTTAAGAATCAAAAGGATGAAGAAATATTAGCACAAACAATAAAAAGAGCTAAATCCGTTGACGGCATAACAAATATTGAAATACGTAGAATAATAAGAACATTGCACACAAATTCTTTTTGTAAGGAAGATAGACAAAGAGAAGACAAGATATTTAATCGTATTAAAGTAAAATTAAGGAAGATTGATGGTTGTTTAGTGCGGCCTTACTGGTTACAGCCACAACAAGCACAACAATCATTCGATGCACTAATGCAATCCACAAGACTAATAAGTGATAGAGTAGAAGAGGAGGTAGCTTCATTCATTGAATTATTTGACCTTGATGAATCTTATACTAACAGCATACGATGGGCTATTGTTTCACTTACTCATGCTGGTAGTAAGCTTGGTTCTGGTACAGATATTCAATCTACAATTAATAACTTAGAGAACTTAGTTACTAACCTTAGAGACAGGAATACACCACTACACTTCTATAATAATACTTACGTCAAAAAGTGCGCACTAAAAAAAGAAGATGGAGAAAAAGTGTATTGTGGTGAAAGTGTAGTTCCTGAATTACTACCAATTGAGGCTTATTGTGATGAATTTAGGCTTGACAGTGCTGTAAATATATGTTAATATTTGTGCATATTAACAAACAAGGAGCAAACTATGGTTGATTGGAATGAATTGTTTTATTATGACGAAACGAGTCCTAGCTGTTTGAGATGGAAAGTTGACCGTTACAGTGGGAGGTATTATAGCATATTAGAAGCGTCAGCTGGAGATATTGCTGGCGGGGTTACAAGTGAAGATTATTGGAAAGTACGTTGTTGTGGTTCTAAGAATTTCGCCCACAGGATTGTTTATACTTTAAAATTTGGTGTTATTCCAGATAATATGCAGATTGACCACATTGATGGTAATAGGTTAAATAACAAAATTTCAAATTTAAGAGCTATTAGTAAACTTGTCAACTCACGAAACAAGAAAAGTGAATCTAGGAACACTTCTGGTTTCGTTGGTGTATATAGAACTAGGAGTTATTGGACAGCAAGTTGGTATTGCGCCACAACTTTAAAACAAAAGACCAGAAACTTTTGTACTTTGAAGTATGGGGAGGACTTGGCTTTTGATAAAGCTATTGCTTATAGAGTTGCAATGATATTCAAACAGAATATGTTAGGGCAGGGTACACAGAACGACACATATTAGGAGATTGTAAATGAAATATATACGCTACGTTAGCGACATCCATTTAGACCATGATAAAGGCACTCTCTGGATACCTCCTTCAATGGAAGGTGACTCAGACACAACCCTGATTATTGCAGGTGACTTATGGGTAGACTGTAAGCACATCTTGCAAACAATCAATGGGGAGAGCTGGATGTCATCTGTTGCATCCAGATTTAAATACATTGTATACGTCTTGGGTAACCACGATTTATGGAAAACAAGGCTAGATACAGCGGCACAGAAGTGTAAAGAGGCGGCAATTGAGCAGGGCTTACACAACGTATTCCTTTTAGACTGCGAGAGCATCAACCTAGATGGGAATATCTTTGTTGGTGGAACGCTATTTACTGACTACGGCAACAGAAACCCTCTCAGTATGCTCCAAGCTGTAGATTACATGAATGACTATAAACTCACTCGTGTAGGAGAAGACTACCGCAAGATGAAACCTATAGATTGCTTACACATATTTGACAAAACTAAGAAGCTCATATTTGACACTAAGAAGCCCGAGAATGGAAAGCTTATTGTTGTGACACACATGGCTCCTAGTCATCTCAGTGTGCATGAGAAATATCGTAATAAGCAGGACGCGATGGCAAACACATGGTATTATAGCGAGCTTGGAGAGGATATTATAGGCAGTGAGATTGACTATTTTGTTCACGGTCACGTCCACTCTACCTTTGACTATACTATAGGGGATACTAGAGTGTTATGCTCTCCAAGAGGTTATGTCAATTATGAGAATGATACGGGGTGGAATGATTGTGCTAGAATTGAACTAAATAAAGGAGATTAGCATGGGAGGTAATTGCTTAAAAGATTGCACAACAAGACGTTACAATCGTGCAGAATACTATGCACTAGAGAATGAGGTGATGTATAAGCTTGACAACCTATTTCCAAATGATTGTAAGTCACCTATTCTTTCGTACCACGATAAAGAGTCCTTCGGAGATATGGATATTCTCATATCCTCAGAATTCATGACACAGGATATGATTGAAGCTATTATTGACGAGTTTCAGCCCAGACAAGTGTTTAAGAACGGCAATTGTCTATCCTTTGAGTATAAAGAGTTTCAAATTGACCTTATTGCCACTGGTGTTGCTAATTACGAAAGCTCACAACGCTACTTTGCCTATAATGACTTAGGGAATCTCTGTGGAAGACTAGCAGGAGCTATTGGCCTAAAACTAGGACATGATGGCTTGTCATATAATTATCGAGAAGGTACAAATCTAATTGCTAATATCCCCATCTCTAAACATTGGTATGAAATTCTCCCTATTCTCGGACTAGACTATAATCCATTCTTTGAAGGCTTTAACACATTAGAAGAAATTTTCAACTTTGTAGCTTCTAGCACATACTTCCGTAAGGACATATTCTTACTAGAAAATAGGAATCACACAAGCCGTGTAAGAGACTCTAAACGTAAGACGTACATGGCGTTCCTAGAATGGCTTGAGAATGGCTCCTGCAAGCACGTAGAAGCCACTGAAACACGTTCTAAAGAAGAGTGGCTACATATCCACCTTGAATCAATTAAAGGCTTTAAAGAGGCTTACAATGCATCTGAGAAGAAGCACATAGACTGGGTGGAATATACATCGAGGTTCAATGGTAAGATTGTTAATAGGATTACAGGGTTGGAAGGGAAGGAGCTTGGAATGTTTATGACATTTGTTAAGGCACACTATCATGGAGCTGAAACTCTGCAGAGGGATGTTCTTAAAATGAATGTGAAATTAGTTGACAGCTGGATTATGCACATGTATAAACTATACTCAGGGACATTAGAAGTAACAAATTTAGAATTTACAATTGCACAGGAGAAATAATGAACTTAGAAGATATTCATAACAGGGCAGTAGACTTCATAGCAGTTAATAAGGAGTGTTACGTAGCTGCATGGCTGTTGCAGAATAAGGATAAGAATATAGACGATTATGAGATTGTGTACAGCTCAGGGTGGGACGGTGTTTTCCGTATGAGCTTGGCTAGGAAGTTTAGGTTATGAAATAAGTATTGCACAATATTTAAATGTAGTGTAACATGTACACTTGTAGCATTTGTGTATTAACAAATTAAGGAGAATAAATAATGGTTGATAAATTTAAAGCTGGTGATAAGGTTGTTCGGATTAGTAATGGATGTAGTTTTGCACGAATTGGGTCAGTTAACTCTGTTACTGCGTGTAGAGGGTTTGAACTACACTTAGAAGGCTGTGGTTCTGCATTTTATGCCCCTTATTTTGAATTATACATCGAAGCTCCTGCTCCGCTAAAAGGTTTCTTTCGTATTAAGGATGAGGAGCACTCTAAGCTTGTGCAGGAGCATCTTTTTAGCTTAGGGTATGTATGGCAGAGTGGTCGGGCTTCAGTTCGTAATACAGATCAACCTATTATTTATGTGTCTAGCTGTATATTCTACAACTCAGATGTTTTTAAAGGCTATAAAGAATATGCTCTTGAGTCATCTACAACATACTCTATTAAGGAAATTTCACCAGATCCAGTTGAAACAATCAACATTGGTGGAATGGAGTATTCTAAAGAGGGTGTTGAAAATGCTTTAAAAGGGTTGCAACCTATTGATACTAAAGGAGTGTCATAATGGCTAAGGTTAAATACAGCCCATTCACAGGTCTTGCCAACCCTCGATTATCTCTAAATAGCATCAGAGATGATCACGCAGACAAGGCATGGCTCTACAATCCTAATACTGGTGTTGCTAGAACTTGTCATGAAGTGGGAGAGGATTGCTTTGGATTTAGTATCCCTATTAGTAGCTATGAAGACGAGGCAGCTATTGAAGCTATTATGAATAGTTTTAATTTTGATAAAGTATTAAGTGTTATGGAAATGCTTAATTGGGTATATTCTGAAGGTGTTCCTTCTTTGTTACAAATTAAAGAAGTTGCTAGAATGTTATTGTGTAGTTTGATTACTGCAGATTGTGAATATGTAGCTACAGGAGGATTTGTGGCAAGGAAAGTGATGAGTGACTGTGGTTCAAATTACTCCTTAGAGTTTGTTGTTGAAAGCTGGGATGAATATACTAGTGATAATGATACCAATGAGGAGGAGTCATAATGGCTACTAAACGTCACAATTATGGAGCAGGGAGCAATGCAGGCATACTAGGTGCTTGTTTGGCTATGACATTCTGGAAGTGGATATTATTAATATTGTTTATTGTCTGGGTGCCAGCTTGGGTATGGATTGTATTGTTAGTTGCTGTGACAGTGTTTGGAATATTTTATGCTATTTACAGTGAGGAGAAGAAGCATGAGTAAGAAGCTTGTGTATGGTGCAGGTATTTATGATAAGGGTGAGTTTGCTGGATCTGAAAAGGTTGGTAACAAGTGGGTAGCGACTAAAGAATATGTCTTGTGGAATAATATGCTGAAACGCTGCTGTTCAGAAAAATTCCAACTAAAACGCCCTACATATGATGGGTGTTATTCATCTGATAATTTTAAGAACTTTCAACTATTTGCAGAATGGTGTCAGAGTCAGACAGGGTTTAAGATGAAAGATTACCACTTAGATAAGGATATGCTTATTAATGGTAATAAATGTTATAGTGAGGACAATTGTGTATTTGTACCGAGACAACTAAACATCTTTCTGACAAATATGAGGAGTGACCAAGGAAATTGCCCGGTGGGCGTTAGTTTCCATAAAAGAGACAAGCATTACCGAGCAATGATGTGTATAAAAGGGAAGAGTACATACCTAGGCTACTACAGCACACCAGAAGAAGCATTCAATGTCTACAAAACAGCTAAAGAAGCTCGAGCTAAAGAACTAGCAATAGAATATGCAGGGCTTGTAGACCCCAGAGTGATTGACGCTCTTAACAGGTATGTTGTAGAGTAAACAGACTAAGGAGAACAAATGAATATATTTCTAATAGCAGACTTGCATCTATCTCACAAGGGAATTGTAAAGTTCTTACGGGAGGATGGGGTGACAAAGGAGCGCCCTTTCGAGACAACAGAGCATATGGATGCTGCCATCATTAGTAATTGGAATAATGTTGTAAAGGAAGGTGATAAGGTTTATGTCTTAGGAGATGTTGTCATCAATCGTAAGGCTATGCCACTCTTAGGTAAGCTCAATGGCACTAAAGTTCTCATAGCTGGAAACCATGATACAATGAGAACAACAGAATATCTTGAGTATTTCAAAGAAGTGAGAGGTAGTGGTGTACTTGCCAATATGCTGTTAACTCACATTCCAGTGCATCCTGACAGCTTGGAACGGTGGGAGGGATCGTTCCACGGACATTTGCACAGCAAGAGGGTGAGGCTTCCTGACGGAAGTATTGACCCTCGTTATTTATGTTTGAGTGCAGAGCATGTTAATTACACACCTATTAGTTTGGAGGATGCTTTGTTGAAATGGGAAGCACAACAGCCTAAAATGCTATAGAACAGATTCAAACCAATCAATATTGTTCAAACATCTAAAATACTTAAAAATAAATCCAGTGCAGCTATGTAAGTGCACTGAAATACCTTCAAAATATATCAAATA